TTCCAGTGGTTACGATGTCCCCACACGCGACTGTCAGGCCGATGCGACGGGGCATTGTTCGTACCCGAGTTGTCCCAAGCGTCCCGGCTGGCCGTGTCCGTTGGTTCCGAATCCGAATCATCCAAACCCAAACGCCGGTCTGGCGCAGAAGGCGAAAGGAAGGTGGACGACATGAAATTCTTCGTCATATACTGTTGCCTGTCCTCGCTGTGCTGCGGATTAGCCGTGGCGACAGGCTCATGGTGGTTTCTGGTGAGCGGCGTGTGCTTCACGGTCGCGGCGGCGATGGACAGGCCGAAATTAAAAGATTGACGAGTGAACGCCGATATGCCAATTTGTCTGCGGTATGACAGTATTGTCCCGCAGACTTTCTTTGCGTGGGTGGAAATTCCATCCCACAGGACGAACTTTCATACCACGCCCACGCAAAGTCTTTTCCTCTCGTCATTCCCCAAAAAGGAGCGGTGGTTCGCTTTGCGCGTCGTATTGGCCCTGTATCAGCGGGCAACGTGCAGCAGACGCCACGCCCCGGACAACCGCTCACGCGATGGAGTAGCAACCCAAGCCCCGATTAAGGCCGCAAGCTACCTGACGGCCATGAAGGGTGATGCTGGAGGGAGAAAGGCTAACGCTTGGCTCCGAAGGAACAGACAGGCTCCGTACGAGGCTGTGACCAAACACGGCAGGGAAAGCGTCTGCTTTCACCAAAGGAACAATTTATTTGTACAGTCTCAAGTCGGTTTAACCCCTTAACCCCAATCCAAGTCGTTAAAATGAAAGGAAAGTATGAGATGTCCTGGCTGTAATAAATTCGTCAGTTACGATGAGCCTCAATGTGAAGTTCAATCGGTCGAAGTCGATGGCAACATTCTGCGAGCCAGCGTCACCGTTCAGCTTAACTGCCAGGATTGCGGCGGCACGTTGAAAGATGCTGAAATTGAGGCTGAGGCCGAGATCGAACATGAGTGCGCCGAGGACGCCGAAAAAAACAAGGAGTGGAAAGATGGCGACAACGAATTCGAGGTTGAAAACGACGGGGACGCAGAGGGAACAAATCGCACAGAAACCAAAGACCGTCACGGCAAGCCAATAAAATCAAGCCGTTACATGAAGTCTTTTTACGGCTTTGCTCTGGACTCTGGGGTCAAGTGCTGCAAGTGCAACGAAACTGTATCGGTGCATCTTGAGGGCGAAGAACAGGTAAGCTCATTTAATGAGTGCTGCTAATAACCACCCCCTGAAACCGCGCGAGGAGGAGAATGATGACAAAGTATATTTGCGATAAATGCGGCCGCGAGCAGGACAAGGAATTACACGAACTTCAATTTACTGAAGCGCGAAGCGGCGGGGAGGTTCTCACAATCGCAGAATTGTGCGGTCGCTGCTTGTGCCAAGTGAAACGCTTTTGCGAGACGCAAAGAAAGAAAAGCAAATGACCCCGCTCCAATCGCTCATTTGGTCTTGTGAGGAGGAGAATGAGGCGGATTGAGCCAGTGTATCAGAAGTTTGGTTGCCGCGTGTTGGCTCACCGCGCCAGATGCGGAATGACGCAGCAATGCCTTGCTGATGCTGTCGGATTGTCGCGTGGGTCAATCGCCAATATCGAGCTTGGAAGGCAACGTGTTCCGATTCACTGGGTCTATATTTTCGCGGCGGCTTTCAGGACTTCGCCACAGTCCATGCTTCGAGGATGCTTATGACCGATTTACAAAGACGAATATGGTCTTGCGAAGTGCCTGAATTTAGGCCGGTTGAACCTACGAAACGCCCTTTGGAAACTGAGGGCTTGGGAGAAGGTAACGCATCCCGCTCGACTGGCCGTTATTTACGTCCTTCCGAAGTGTCCAGAGGCCATCCCATGAGGCCGGGACGCCAAAGGCTCTACATGAATCAGCCGCGCTTCTGGATTGACCCTAACAATGCGGAGATTGCCAGATTGTTGATGATGGAGACAATCAGGTGTTCCACTTTTCGTCCGCGCACCAAAGATCAGTCAATTCCGGCGTGATGTCGAAGTCTCGTGGTGAAATCTTGCCTGCTGAATACCGCTCTGGAAAGCAGTCGCACCCGCAATGTTGAAGAAAAAGGTCCGCGAATTGGCTGCAAATAATCCCGGTGTAAGTCTTTGGAATCGGGAAGCCGTAGAAATCCAAGAGAACTTTGAAGCCGTAGGGATAGCCTTGGACGGACTTGAACCATGTCCAGGCGGCAGCGCGGTCAAAAGCCATTCGTTTCGGTCGCCGCACTTCAAACACGGTCGGGTCAAATGGGTAGCGGTTCACGCCTTTGTTATTGCGACTGGCCAGACTGAATCCCTCGCTTTCGTAAATCTCGACGTGCGTAATCCTCGACCACGTTTTTAGCCTTATCAGCGTGTCGAAAAAGCCTTTGTGAGAATAAAGGCACACGTCGCCAAACTGCAACGGCGGCAATGGGCTTGGGGCAGTCACTTGGCTTTTGACGCGGCAAAAAGGTACATGCTCGCAGCCGTGGCGGTAGCGGCGAATTCCTTGCCGTGTGACGGAACCCAAATAGACCCCACCGCGCAGCCAAACAAGACAATGCCGGAGCAATTTACGTGAACGTCGTCCAGAAAGGTGCGCCAAGCTGTCTGTTTTGGCTCCGGCGGGGCCGAATAGGATGAAACGAGGCTTGGAGGCGTCGGGTCGTTCGGTGCCACTGGAGGCAAGGCCGCGCTCATTGTTTCAACTCCGCTTCGAGGCGAGACAATAGCCACCGAAACCACATGCGCTCATTGGCCATCTTGCATCGTGTGCAGCGAGCTTCTGTGTCCGAATAATGCCACAAGTGCCCACGAATCCAGCAAATCAGGCTTTTCATGGGGTCAAAACGTCCCCGTCAACGCGCCGAAGTAGCCGATGCCCGGAATCACTGAATCGTCATACACGCCAAATTTCAGCCCGACATTGACCTTGGAGTTGATCGTCCAGTTGTGAAACAAGCCAGTCGCCGCCCAGTTGCCGACCTGCTTTCCGGTGAAATCATAAAGAACACCATCACCAGCAAACGCGTACCACTTTCCGAGAACGGTAGGGAGATTGGTCAACGAAGTGCCGACCGTGAAAGTGACCGGCGTAATGAAACTGTGATGCGCCATTTCTCCGCCGCCAAGACCAATCGAAAGCTGCTGTGCGGCGGGAACGGTGATGTCCCCAAACATACCGAATTTGCCTTTGCCGTGAGGATTGGCCGAGTTGTAGAGGCCCGACAAATCGACACTGACCCTGCCATTGGTGATATACGGCGCATCGTCGCGCAGTTGGTTGATAATGACGCTGGTGAGTCCAGCCAGGGCGGGAATGACCGGCGGCGGTGGATTCGTCATGGCGGACAACGGCGGAACCGGCGGAATGTTCGTTCCCTGCCCAAACAGGGCGGCAGTGGCAAAGAGAACAGTTGCAAACGTGACGGCTGAGAGAATCTTCTTCATTTCTGGACATTAGCGATTTCTCTTGACTTTGGCAAGCGGTTTTTTCACGCTGGAATCTGCTCAACAGCGGGCCTCATATCCCGCTCTTATTCGGGCCAGCCGGTTCGAGGTGTTCCGGCTGGCCTTTCATAATGAATCGCCTTGATCGAATTGAGGACAAATGCGACGCCCTCAAAGAGCAACTCGACAAACTCACGAAGGATACGAAATCAGTGTGCCAGATATGACGCGGGATGAAATGCAAGCGGCTGGATACTTTAACAGACCTTTGAAATATCCAAACTGCCAAGACTGCGTTTATTGCATGAAGCCTTTTGGCATAGCAAATTTGTGGGGAATGTTTGGGGAAAGCACCGCATGGTGTTGGGTTGGAGAGAAGCTGGCAGGAAATCTCGAACCATCGAACGGCTCTGATTGTCATAAAATGAGAACTTTTGGGGCGTGCGGGCCGGATGCCAAACTATTCGAGCCGAAAGATTGACCGCCGAATCCATTTAAGGTCGGCGCAAATCCGCAAGAGCTTGGCTCAATTTTCCTGTGTCCACGTCCAGCTTTTGGACGGCCTTTTGAAGCTGCTTTATGTCGTCCTGGCCTTCCGTGACGGCTTTCGTCAACGAATCCACCTGCATGATGATAGCCGCGCTGGCGGCGGTGTCTTGGGTGGCTTTGGCCGGGGCAAAGGATTTACCAATCAACAGCACTAAAAGGGTGCTCTGAACGACCCGCCAGACGACGGTATCGCTCACGCCGAGCCACATTCTGTCTCCTTTATGGCGCACCTTGATAAGATCGGTGTTGCCGTTCTCCGGCGCATCCTGATTTTCTGCTGATGGTTTTTCCTGACTCATGTTAAGGATGGGTTATGCCAATCACCAATCCCGGCGGACTGGGCGGGTTCGAGGCGATGTTGGACGTGTTGGTTTGCTGCCAGAAAAGGCTTGTGGACTGGACAACCCAAAAGAGGGCAGGCGCGGGGTTCGAGAGCGTGACGTGAAAGGCGAACGGCATGTCCGTGCCGACGATTTGATTGGTGAACGTCGCAATGGGCGCATTCGTAACGCTGGTCAACGGACCAAGCAGATTCGTTTCATTCAGCAGCACGAGCGACTGGTCGCCTACGGTGACGAGCGCGGCAGGGTAATGGCCGGAGATCGTGACGGTGTTGGATTGGGCAGAGGCGGTCAGGGCGGCTAGGCTCAGAAGCGCGACGAACTTGCAGGTCGTGTGACCGTGGCGCGATTCGCGTGGAGGACATTTGAAAAGCCACGTCATCACGCGGTCAAATATGTGGAAAAGAATCGTTTTCATACCGATACAAGCTTTCCAGCGATGCAATGCCCATGCCAAACACCCGGCATGTGGATGCTCGGTGTCAATGTTGGCTTGTCCTCGTTTCCGTCCCAGCCCCAAACCCGTTCGCCGCCAGCCGCGCCCCGTCTTACTTTTATCGCGCTCCATCCACCACCTTCACCCGGAAGCGAGATATATATGTGAGCCGTTTCCTTGGTTTTGTCGCTAACCAGTTTTTCCGAATCAAAATCCCACGCAAAATCACCGGCTACAATTTGAGTTCCTGCCTCAACTGGTACTTTCACTCTTCGTAAATTGACACTTTCATTATTCATTGTTGTGGTACTCCAGTTAAGACAACGCCGCCAGATGCAACCCCGCTTAACACAACGCCAGAGGGTGTGCCAAGCAGCGTGACTCCGCCCGCGCCGGGTGATGAGGGAATCTCGTACGCTCCAATGCTCGGCGGATTGGGCCGCGTCGCGCCGAGGATGTCGAACGGATTTGCAGACTCATAAAGCCCGGCGTGGATTGCTGGCGAGCCAGCTAACAAAGTCCCCGTTGCCGTATTTATCACGGCAGTCGAAGGATAATTCCGCGAGGTCGTTCCACCGGACACCGACTGATACGTCGAGAATTGAGAGGGTGTGTAGCCAGTTCCGTTGACCTGCCACGGCGTTCCGCCAACCGTGTTGGCGTAAAGGTTTGCGCCCACGTTGCCGCTGGTGACAGCACTCGTGATGTCAACGTATTGCTTCCCGCCGTTGAAAATGTTGTCGAGCATGACCAGCCCGCCCCCGCCGATATTCAGAAGCAATGGCAGCGAGCCAGTGTTGTCAGACAGTGTGCTTCCGACGAGTGAACCGCCGCCGAGGTTGAACAAGCCGTCCGCGAGCGTCCCCGCTTTGTTTATGGCAACCAGATTTATCCAAGTGACACCGTTAGTTGCAACGCCCGACTGATTATAAATGGCCGCGTTGCCGTACGTCCCGTTATTGCCAATGAACATCACGTTGCTCCATGTCACACTGTTCATTGTGCCAGAGCCAAACCAGATAAAGCCGCTATCATGGTGATATTGACCGCCAGAAGCGTCCCAATTTGCCGTGTCTCCAAAGAAAGAGTTTTCAACAAAGAGATTGCCTCCGGTTAATCCGGTGGTGTTTAGCTCAATGCCGTGGTTCTGATTATAGATGTTGAAGTTGGAAACCGTAGCGGTCCCACTAGGAACTATCGCGATGGCCGTTCCAACATTTGTCATCCGGATATTAAGAAAGAAGCTGTTACCTTGGTCTTGAACGTCGTAAATCCCGCCAGTGGTATCGGAGAAATTATTCGGGTCAGAGGGAGCGACGTTCACATAGATGTTATTTATGATGAGATTCTTTACGGTTAATCCAGTCACCGTACCGCCACAGTTGATTGCCCATACGGGCGTTTGATTTGTCAGCAGGGTTCCATTGGCCGTGCAAGCCAAGTATCCACCACCAGTGCCGTCAATGGTTGGACTCACCACATTAGGATAAATGAAAACGCATTGAGCATTAGGAGTGGCGATTCCATTTCCACCAAGATTTAGTGTGACGTAATTTGAGATGATGCCGACCGCGCTGTTAATCGTGCCATCAAGCCAAAGGTTTGTTCCCGGCCCGACGTGATAGTAGGCGTTTACCCACGCCAAGCTCTGCGGATTGTTCGTCGTCCCGTCCATCGCGCCAGCACCGTTCTGGCTGAAATGGAAGTAAGTCGTCGCCCTCGCCGCGTCCTGCCACAGCATAAAAGCCGCGAGTGCTAGGAGGAAGGGTTTCATGGCACTATAATTGTATGCGTCACCGTAGGCACAGGTGAGGGCGTAGGAACAAGATAGCCATAAGTATCGGGCGGGGTGTTGCCAATAAAAACACCGTTGCTGTCGTAGCATTGGAATGTAAAATAATACTGGATTCCATGTGGAAAATTACTCACCGTGATGCTGGTATTGGTGCCAATGTTGGTGCTTCCAGTATAAACGTAGGGAGATGTTCCGTAGAGGATATTGTAAGACGCGGCGTTGCTATAGGCCGTTCCCTGCACATTGATGGAGAACGTAATCACGGAGCCAGTGCCAGCGGTGCGGCCAATCAAGACTACCGACACGATGAACAGAATGGCGAATAGCAGGCGTTTCATGTTAAAATGGTGAATAAGTTGCAGTAGGAGTTCCAACTGTATAAGTCTCCGAGAAATACTCACCCGGTTGAAGGTGAATAGTGATGTCCCCTGTAACAGATGAAAATATCTGAGTTCCGTTTTTCTTGAAAGATGTTCCAGTGACAGTAGGATTGTCAATATAAACCTCAATGTTGACGTTAAGCGGGTTTGTCCAATTCACCCCCGTCGCAGGAAATGTGATAGAAGTAGGGGCAACAAGATTACTTCGCAACGATATGTATCCTTGAGCGGCAGTGATCGTATTTGTCACGGCTAAAGAGTTTGTTACGCCTGCCGTCCCGTCGCCATACCCAACAATCACTCCAAGCGGTGATACCATCAATCCGGGGTGAAGTGGATTCAAACTTCCACCAGATGAGCCTGTCAATCCATATCCAAGTATAGTATATCCAGCTTGACCATTACCCCTGCTTTGCATTGGATACATGGCGGTCGGAATTCCCTGAGTGTTGTTTTGCCCATTCTGGTCATAAGCTCCAATGACGTTAGTCGTCGTGATTAAACCACTCGTGGAACCAAGATAATCTCCAAAATACCATGCGCCAGAAGTGCCGCCACCGCCCAAAAATGCGGCCGCCGCATTACCCGCTCCAGCGCCAGCGCCAATAAAGGAATAGGAACCAACCGGAAAATTTCCGTAACTTCCACTGACGCTTGTTGAACTTGAAAACACCGAATTACCACTGTTTTGAAGCGTGGCAAAATATGGAGAGTAGATTCCCGGCCTGGCGTAAATCCCATTGATGTTCGTCAGGCCGGTAGAACCAATCGTGAGCGTGTCTCCCGCTGAAGCATACGTCCCCACATTTCCCGGCTGCGTGAATGTCCACAAAGCGGTGTTAGTTCCGTAGTTGGTGCCATAGCAGTCTAAATGCAGGCGATATAAAGGAGGCTCAGAGCCAGCAGAGGTTAATTTGGGAACTGTAAATCCTGAAAATAATCCACTTGCCGTTGGATTATTGAAGAACGAAATTACAGGAGAAACTTGGCCAGCATTGCCTGTAATGTTTGTCGTGTATAGATAAATATCACAGTGATTCAACACATTTGGCAAAAGCCCTTGAATGTTGGAAATACAGATCGAATTCGTCACGTTAACCACGTAGTTGCTCCTCACATCAATCGGCCAATTCGTCCAGTTCTGGCTCCCACCGGTCTGCGTCCCGGCTCCGTCAGTCATTTGCAACGGAGTCAGCGAATTGCTCCACACGTTTGTCACGTAGAAATTGCCGTAGAGAACAGGCCCCTGCGTGCCGCCGTTGCCAGTGGTTGAGCCATACAACGCGACATTCGTCAGATTCGGCGTGTTCTTCACTTCAATCTGTCCGCTTCCATTGGTGTCAATCATTCCGGGATTGTAGATGGGCAAAGCGGTGGAAGGTGGAGTGCTGAAATTATCACTCCCGTCAAGATACTGTGTGTTCGTTCCGGTGAACGCCTTCCCCGCAAAAGCCCCGCTAGAATTGGCTGTCACTACCGCCGGGCCGACTATACCTGCGTCGGTCATGTTGCTTGTTGCCACAACGTTACCTGCATTTAACAGCGCCAGATTCGTCACATTTGCAATGCCATTCCCATTGATGTTGGCTAAGGGAATAACATTCGTTGGTCTTGCCACAGTGTTTCCACCCGGCACTTGAACATCCATCAATACTTGACCAGCATCGGCCTGCCATAACGTTGAATCATTCGTAATGTCTGCGCCAGAACCCACCAACGAAATTCCGTAGTCAAAATCACCGTTTCCAAACGGCGACGCCAAGGTTCCAAGGTTTAAAAAAGGATTCTGATAGGGTGATGCAATATTCGTTCCGTCGACTGTCAAAAAATGGTCATTTGGAACACCCCTCAATGAACCATATAATTGCACAGAACTGACCGTCAAATTTGGCTGATTAGGGGGAATAAGCAGTTGCACTGCCACATTCGTTGCCGAGGCCGTTTTCACCGTTGCCGACGTGACGGCGAGTAGTGGCGTGTTGCTAACTGCCGCCTGCCAATACGGAGACAGACTGTAATAAATTCCATTGCGATCAAAGATGTCATTCGCAACCAAAGAATTGTCCACCGCAAGCCGGTCAATATGAGTGTAATTAAATCCACTGTTGACCGAGTCGTCGAAGTTTGTCACTACCAGAACGCCGTTGATTGCCACAACCGCGCTCAGATGATTGTTGCCGCTGTTGATTCCAGCGGGCTGAACCCACGGTTGAAATGTCTCGCTCACAAAGCCTCTGTTCTCATACTCATCGGTTTGAATATAGCCGCTTGATGTCCAATTCAGCACGTCTGAAAGGTTGCACAAAGACAGTCCAATGGTTTCCACGTCATGCACACGGCTGTCGGAAATGGACGAAAATTCCCCAATTCCATTTGTCAGATGCACCGGCCAGCGCACCTGATAACCGTATGTGGTGGTTCCAAAATTAGTGACGGTGCCCGGATTGTTTGGCATCAAAACAGAATACGAAGTGCCGCCTGCCGGAGATGTAGCGAACTGAGTTGCGATGTTATAATTAGTCGAAGTTGCCCCAGCAATCACAACCGGCTGAAACATATCCGCATTAACACCAGACGCGGTGCTAACCGTCAAAATGCCGTTGGCCCATGATAGGCCGGTATTATTCACAGTCACGCCATTGCCAGTCCAGCCCAACGTTGTGTCAAATAAGTTTCCTCGAATCTGTATCCCTTCCCAATAACCGTAAAAATTCGTGATGTTGGAGTTAAACGATTTTGTCCCGCCGAGAATTGTGTCGCCCATTGCCCCTTGAAATTGATTGTCCTGAATTTGTAAACCGATTGTTCCGTAAAAAGATGACACATGAGGCCCAGTCCAATCGAATTCAATGCAGTTTGTGAAACTGGGATAAGACAGGGCCGACCACAAACTATTGGCGACAATGGAGTTTCCGCCATAAAATCGTATCGCCGCCTCCTCTGGAACACCGGCTTGAATAAACGCCGTTCCGCCATCCACAATGAACCCACCCAAATCCTGCTCAATTTCGTTGCTATTCAGAATGCCGTAACGGGTTTGGTTGCCAAATAAACAGGCCCAAATCGGGATGTTTGCGCCGTCCATGATGTACAGGCCATTTGTCCCGCCAATGAATGCAACGTGGTCAAACGACGGAGAACCCCACGCGGTGTGATTGGTGAGAACCACCAATGATCCCGTTGCATTCGTGGATGGTTGATAGAACGTGATATTCTTGAACGCAATGGAAACGTGGCTCGTGTCGTAAATTAAAGTGTTGCTTTGGCTTGTTTCTTCCAAGGTGCTGTTGCCAGTCGAAACAAATGATATGAACGCTCCGTCTCCGTCGCCTTGGACGGAACCGTCATGCGAGAGCGTGATGCTGTTGGATGTCAAATATGCACCTGGGCCGCCCGGAAAATAAAGAGTGCCGCCGTTCGAGTTATACACTGCCGCAGCCGCCGCTATTTCGGCAGTGCTGTCCGTCATGCCGTCCGGCACTGCGCCAAAATTGGTTACATTGATAAAATCGCCACCGGAGTCGCTGGCTGATGCGCTGAGTGTGACGCTAGAATTGGTGCGGTGCGCCGTCACGCCAGAGCCAGCGATGATATTGGTGATAAGCCCATTGGCTGTGTCCGTTGCTTCTGGCGGTGCGATGATTTGACCGTTATTGTTGACCATCACGGTTCGCTGGCCAAGCACGGGCCATGTCATTACAAGAAGCAGAATGAAAATTAAACGGTTCACGAGAGTTGGCAGTAAAGATTTGCTTCGATCAGGGAAAGTTGGCCGGTGTCGCACGTCTCAAATCCGGCGTTTACTGCGGTTGTCGTCAGTGCTGAGGCGGAAATGGCAATGCCATAGATTTTGCAGACCAGCACCAATTCGACGATTATCAATTCGAGCGGCGTTAATTGCTGAAAGAGTTTGGCTGTGACCAACACCGTATCAATCGTTCCAGGACTGCCTTCGGTAATCCATTCCGACACCGTTTCGCACAAGTCCAACCCGCCGCTTGAAGTTTCCTGATAAGGCTCTGATTGAACCAGCAGTTGAGCGACAGTTTTGCCGGTGCCTGATGCCGTCCACAACGCGCCAACAAGAAGCATCTGCAACCGCCCAGCGTCAACCGCTTGCAGAACCGCGCCAGCGGCAAGGAGTGTGTTTGGCGTGCCAGCGGAACCGTTTTGAAGCCACAGAAGCCCCACGCGAGCCAGCCTCAGATCGCCTATATCCGCTGCCTGAAACGTGGCCCCGGACGCTTGTACCGCCTCTGGGGTGCATGTAGGCATCTATTACCCCCAAATTGCCAATAGTTCCAAATCGACGAAGATGTTCTGCTTTTGGAGAACCAGCGGCGTTCGCGCCATTTGCAATCCGATCACTGTCATTATGGTGTTGACGTTCAGAGACATATTGGTCGAATCTCGAAAATTAGCCTGTTGGACGTACTGCCCGACCGTTTCAGCACCAGGGTCGAAATCGAACGTGGTATTGCCAAGACCCGCGCCCCACGCTTCCGGTGTGAGCCCAATATAAGCGAGTTCCGCGTCTTTTGTGAGTTGGGTATGGTTGGCAATATAATTCGTGCCACCCTTGTAATTGAGCAGAACGAGTTTAGCCTGAACAAGAATGGCCAATCGCTGTTTGGCATTGATGTTGGGCGATTGAAAGGCCGCGCCTGCCGAGGCTAAAGAGGCTGATAAAGGAACTGTTTTAATGGCTGGCATATTACGTTACTTCTTCGGCCCCGCCGCCGTCAGTCGCTTGTTGCGGCTCCGGTTCGGGTGCCATGCTTTTGTCAAAATCCTTCTCCCATCCCATGTCCTCTTTGGAATGCTCGCACTTCACCTTGAGCATCCCATCGCTGGTGTGGCCGATGACGGTAAACACGTCACCGGCCTTGTAATCGCCCCCGCCAAGTGTCGCGGGGTCAATCGTAAACTCATTCTCCTCCGAGGCATCCATTGGGGGTGCGCTCGGCGATGTCATGCCATAGGCCATTCGCCTAGTCCTCTGGTGTCACCCCGCCAAAGTCGGTAATGCCGGCATTGGCATAATACGTTTCCTCGCCCGGATTCGGGTTGCAATACGCATTGTAGGGCAACAAGGACTGCGCCGTGAGTGTCGGCGTCGTAGCCGCTCCCGCCGCCCGCGGCAGATCGGCAACCGGCGTGGTTTCCCGCTGATGCAAAATCATCAGTTCCAACTCAGGCCGGACGTTCTGGACGCCTGCCTCGAAATCCGCCCAAAAATAGCCCATGTTCCGTGCTACGTTGTCCAATGTGCAGAGCGTCCCGGAGTTCGGGTCATACACGTTGACCAAGGCCGGGTCGTTGCACCAATTCCACTTGCCCCACAAGTCACGGCGGCCAAACTTGGTTTCGCCGCCGAGTTCCGGGATTTCACCCCGGTAAACTTCGCGCGTCCGGCGGTGCGGGGAGTGCGACAACTGATAAGGCGCATTCAGGTATTGCGAGTCGAGGACTGGTTGATTTCCAACAGTCGCCGTCTCGTTTTGGAACGGCATGACTCGCGTGAGGGTTCCCGGTGAAGACCGGTAAAACCGCGCCGGATAAGTGGCCGTGTTGAACATCCAATTTCCGCACTTGGCCATTGCGCCGTACTTGAAGAACTCGCCACCCTTCTCAAATGACGCGCCTTGATACATGCCGTTGAGGGCCGGATTGGCATTGCACAACTCAATGACACTCTGCATGTCGGTGATGAGTTGGAACATGCCGGTCGGCGTGAATTCGCCGTCGAAATACCCGTTGTACTGCAACTGAGGCGAGTACTGTTGCAGGTAATTCATCGTCAGCTTGGAAGTCGGCAGGTTGCTGTCCGACCCCATGTTCAGCGTGGTTAACCCCGCCGTGAACATGCTGGACGTGACCGCGACGGTCGTAAGCCCTTGCCCGCACGAATAAATGTAGTTGCTCCCGGCGGTGCATTGATACTTCATGAACTCGGCCTTGACGTACTCGGGAACCTTGGCCAAACCGCTGTAGATGTCCCGCAACTGTTGTTTGGCTTCCTCGACGTGGCGCAGTTGGTCCATGCACAACACGCGCGTTTTCCATCGGCGACGGAACTTGCCAAACACGCTCCGGCTCGCGCCCCAATCAATCTGGCGCGGCTCAGGATTGCAGACGTTGATGAGGCAATCCTCCGTCCGCATCTGCTCCCAGTCGCCCAAATCATTGGGCATATTGACGTGAATCCTGTCCCACGTCAGTTCCGTCCCATGAAACGACGGCCACGGCTGGAACGGGTACAGGGTGGAGTAAAGCAGGTCGCGTGGAAAAAGGTCTTGCACGAACTCCTTGAGGAAGTTTGGCGTTCTGCGGCTCAGGTATGAGGAGAACAAATTGCAGTTAATTGACATACATCGTTGTGATTGTTTCGCTTACGCGATTATTGAACGGGTTTTTCAGACATGACACACGCCATGCCTGCGTCGAGAATCGGTTTCGTGCGGAGATTGACTCCAAACGCGGCTGACGCCACATTCAAGTTTTCCGAATAATACAACCGTAGTCTTATTCGGACACCGGCAATGACCCGGCGTTGCTTCGATGCGCTATTCATCGTTGACGCCATCACTAAAAGCGAATTGTTTTTTTCATTGACCGCATAGGTGCAATCGCATAAGTTCAGGTCAGATGGCCAAAGAAAAGTCATTTTCCGACGAGTTGAGAACGTGGCTAAAACGGCGCGGCTGGGTGCAAAAACAAGGGGCGGCTGCGTTGGGTGTGTCGTTGGATACTTTTCGTTCATGGATTCACGGACACCGAACACCACCCGAAGCTCCGTCAATCCGAGAAGTGCGACAGAAAATGGAGGCGTCCAATGCCGCGTAAATCTTGGCTTATTCCGGGCGATACGGTTGCTCGAAGTAAAGAGTCTTTATATTCAATCTGGCACGCCATGAGACGACGTTGTTATAGTCCAAAATGCAAGGTTTATAAACATTACGGCTCCCGCGGAATAACAGTTTGCGACGCTTGGAGAAATAGTTACCCAGCATACCGCGCATGGGCCTTAGCCAATGGCTACAAACCAGGCCTCAGCATTGACCGCATCGACAACGACGGAAATTACTGCCCTGAAAATTGTCGTGTTGTCACCAAGTCAGCCAACAATGGCCGCACTCGCAGAACGCATTTTTACAAAGGCCGTCGTGTACGGGACATTGAGAAAGAGCTTGGCCTTGGCCGCAGTGTCATTTGGAGCCGTATCAACGATTACGGCTGGCCGATTGATAAGGCGATGACCACTCCCGCTATTCCAAATGAAGAAAAACGATTTTGCACAATAGGAGCGCACACGAAATGAACTCCCGCCTTTCCAGAATCACGCGAAGATTTGCCGCATTAAGACGCGGCCCGGTCAAATTTTACCGGCGCAATTACCGCCGGTTGTCGCCGGTTCAAAAGCACGTTGCCCGCAAGTTCATGCTGGCGAAGTTGGAGGAAGTTCGTTGACCAGCACAGTTTACATTTGCCTTGGCCGGGCTGGGGACATTTTGAATTTGCTCCCGTTGCTCAAGCGCGACTCTGAATCCGGCGTCAAACCGATTGTGGTTACAACCAGTCCATTCCACGAGATTTTTGAAGGCGCGTCGTATGTCGAAGTGAAGATTTTTCCATCCGGCAATCCGCAGGACATCACAGGTGCCGTTGAATTCGCCAAGCAATTCGGTGTTCCAAGAGTCGTCCAAGTGGCCGGGCCGGAAGCGGAGATAAAAAAGCATTCCTTCGAGCGGGCGACAACCGACTCATGGGCGAAAGAGGCATGGCGTCTGGCCGGTCAATACGAGCAATGGAAACACTACGCGCCAACAGTGTTTGACCAACGAAGCGTCCAGCGCGAGGAAGCCTTGATGCCCGACAAGGTGATTACGCGCCAGCCGACGATTGTGCTGGCGACAGGCGGCGTGTCCAGTCCATTCAAATACCGGAAACTGCTGACCAAACTGGTCGAACTCCGCTTCCGCAAGCCGTGGTTCATCATGGATTTGTCCAAGGTAAAGGCGCATCGGCTTTATGATTTGCTTGGCATCCTTGAACGCGCCAAGTTTCTGATCGCCACGGATTCAGCCGTTTTGCACCTCGCGCGGGCTGTGCCAACATTGCCAGTTGTCGCGCTGCAAGCGGATTCACCGGGCTTGTGGAATGGCTCACCGTGGCGACCGGAATACATCTGGACGTGCCGCCACCGGGATTTCCCGACACGCGCTCCGTCCATGCTTGAGGCGATAAACGATGCGTACCATAATGGATTGGCGTATTTGCCGACAGCGAAGCGCGAAGGCCGGTCGATCATCCATTTATTCTCAGCTTATGAAGGCATCAACTCAGAAGCGAAAAAGAACTGGCAGAAAGTCTATGACGCCGACGCCAGTTGGATTCACACACCAGCATATTTTGGTGTGTTCGGGCGGGACTCAAAGCTCGGCGGTGTCGGTGATGATTCGCGATTTGCGTTCGTCAAGGATGTCATTCGTATGGGAATGGGACGCGCGAAAAGTCCCACCGATACATTACTTCTGACCAAATCCGACACCTGTTTTTGGAATCCAAAAGAGCCGTTGCCAGAGCTGCCTTTCTTCTCCCATCGCACAACGCAAAGCACGGACGGCAAGCCGATTCATCATCCAGCGGTGGACGTATTTTGCTTCACCCGCGAATGGTGGCAAAAGCACGTTAGCGAGTTTCCAGACATGATTTTAGCTCGTGACTACCATTGGCAACGGTGCCTTGCGGAACTGATTCGGAAGCACGGTGGCCGAGAAGTGCCGTTTCTAAGTTATCAGGCGAAGGAGGACAAATGACCTCCACTCCCGAAACCCCGCCCCGATTGGCTCACAACGCAGCGTTGGCAAAACGCTTCGGCCTTGGCGCGGCATATCCGCCAGTGACGAAGCAGTTGGAAGCGCTGCCGTTTTACAGGCGGTCGATAAATAAGCATGGTTACAACCCCAGCCTCATTCGATTCGGCGACCGTTTACTCATGGCGTATCGCTACCACTATGACGCCGGTTGGCAGACCCGCCTCGCAATGGCGGAACTGGATTCAAAGTGGGCCGTGATTGGCAACAAGGAAATCATTGTTGAAAGCCAGCAGTCGAGCGAGGACGCGCATTTGTTCGTTCACCAAGGCCAACTTTGGATGTCATGGACTGAATCTGAATCGTGGGGGAAGTCGGTTGTCAAATACGGTCAACTTGTCGAAAGCAAGCAATGGATGGTGCCGACCCGATTTCAGCCCAATTACGGCAGGAACAACGGCAAAGCGATGGAAAAGGGGTGGGTGCCATACAGTCAAAACAATGAGATTTTGTTTATTTATTCGGCCATGCCAGACCATATCGTTATCAAGGCGGCTGGCAACGACAAGCCGACTGCGATTTTGCAACCGCCGCTTAAACATTGGCCGTGGGGAATCATCAAAGGCGGCACAGCATGGTTGCCGCATGGCGATGATTTTATCCGGTTTTTTCACTCGACGCTCGACAACGAATCCAATGTAAATTCCGTCAATAACCCGAATCGCCGGTATTACATTGGCGTGATGAGCCGGAGCAAACTCGCCTCAAAACCGTTGCTCTACGGCAGCGAGGATTCTGAAATGACCGAGACGGAGCGGAGCGCGTGCCGTTCGTATAAGGGTAATGTCGTTTTCGTGAGCGGGGCCATTACGCTGCCGGACGGGAGTTTTGCAATCTGTGTTGGCATAAACGACAGCGAAACAGCAATCCTGAGAGCCAAGCCGGATGATCTCCACCTTTAATCATATCGCACGGCGTCTTGAAGCGACAAACCCCCGCTTGGAGGGCTGGTGCGAATTGGACAAGGCTTTTGCGTTGGCCGCAACCACGTTTGCATTGCGCCCGCTGGTTTCCGTTGAAATCGGGTGTTGGGCGGGCCGTTCCGTCCTGCCTGTCGCCCTGTCTCTGCAAGAAATTGGCCGTGGAATCATTCACTGTATTGAGCCGTGGAGTCCACAAGCGAGCGCGGAGCAATATACTGGAGTAAACCACGACTGGTGGCTTAATGTGGCAAATCACGACTACGCCAAGAATCAGTTTTTCGGATGGGTGAAGGATACTCAATGTCAGCTATTTGTCCGCGTCCACCAGACGCGCAGCGATGACGTGACACCGCCAGACGACATTGGCTTATTGCACATTGATGGCGTCCACACCACTCAGGCGCGAAAGGATGTTTCGAGATTCGGTCCGAAAGTGAGCGTTGGCGGCATCGTGTTTATGGATGACATCGGCTGGCAGAATGACGGCATTCGCCATGTCCGCTTGGCGGCGGATGATTTGATGGCGATGGGATTTAAGTTTCTTTACGGGATTTATTCCAAAGGGAACGAATGTGAAGTATTCCAAAGGGTGAAATGAGCGTGAGGATAAACGAAACAGAAGTTGACGACGTGCCAAAGTGTTCGACGTGCGACAGGCTTCCGCATTTGTCGCTTGGCAGCGGCGTCAAAGACTTCTTTGTGTTTTGCGCTAACGGCGCGTGTCCGCGGGGCGGTTTTCGCGAGCAGACACTTGAGCAAGCGAAGTTGAAATGGACTGAATTTCACGCCAAGGAGGGCGAGGAATGAAAGCGCTTGTTCCAGCGATGATCGGGCGTTTGGGAAATCAGCTTTTCAGTTACGCATACACCCGCGCCTTGGCCGCAAAGGAAGGCCGCGAGTTTCGGTGCAACCCGTGGCCGGGAGAGTTGATATTCGACTTGCCAATTCCGGCGCGTCCGCAAATCGGCGACGAGATTGTCGGGGGCTACCACCAAGACCAGGCATCGCTCATTTACACGCGGAAACAGGTCAAGGAATGGTTTAAATGGAGGCCGGAAGTTGAAAAGGCAATGAAAGCGTTTCCGGCCATTGAGCGTTATCAGAGTGTGGCTCATCGGCGCGTTGGCGATTATCCAGACTTGGGATTCGTTGTTGTCTCGCAAGAATCGTACGAGGATTTAGCCGACAAACTTAATATCGACAATTTGGAGTTTTTCACGGAAGAAAAACCACACGCGACACTCACGCCGTCATTGCCGCCTTGGGTTGTGGATATTTACCTGATTACCAAGGCATCAATCATTCTCAGGGGCAATTCGAGCTTTTCATGGTGGGCAGCAACATTGAGCGATGCCAACATTTTCTCGCCAAACATTGAAGGGCTTCCCGGTGGCCGGAAAGAGCAGTATTGCCAGTTCGAGGCCGGGAATCATTGTAAACTTTCAGACCATGATTTCTGTTCCACGCTGTACCTGCCAGAAGTATGACCGCCACTGAATATCGCAGCCCAATCCTTTGCTCGGTGCTGATACCGACGCATGACCGCGTTGATGACCTGCATCGGTGCATTGAATCGGTGTTCAGCGAAGCCAAAGACCCATCTCGTGTCGAGGCGATTGTGCGGCTGGATTTCGAGGACAGAAATACGCTTGAACATTTGACTTCGCTGAGTAGGCCGTATCCGAATGTGCGGGCCATTGTGAGTCATCGCATGGACGGGTTTGATTCGCTTCCCATATTTGATGATGAATGCGCAAGACTGGCACGGGGTGATTGGATTTGGCTTTTTAACGATGACGCATGGATTGACGGCGCGGGATGGGACGCGGTTTTGGAGAAGGCTGTCGAGCAGTTTCAAAACAAACTGTTTCCCCGTTTTTACCCTCAATATCAGTGGGACGGCACTTCCTGTTACGAGAACGCGGCAGGCGGCACGTTCCCGATAATCGGTCGGCACTTGTGGAAACACTGGGAACTCGGAAAAGTCAACGGCGGCGGAATTGACCATGTTGTGGGAAAACATGAACACGGCGTTGACGTTTTCCTTCCCGGCATCGGCGTCAGGCACACTTCAAGGCATAAATGAAAAGCTATTCACAAGCGGGGCAGGATATTTGGTGCCACCGCCTCATTCCGTCAGACAGCGGCACGTTCCTCGACATTGGGTGTGGCGACCTGCAATGGTCCAACACGCTCGCGTTGGAGGAAATTGGGTGGATAGGAACGCTATTGGATATTGGAGAAGGCGCCTTCCAGTCGATGACTCAACGACCTAAATGTTTGGCCATAAAAGCCGATGCCACAAAGTTTAATTGGTTGCAAATAATTGACAAGATGCACGTTCCGGTATTTGAGGTTGATTACCTCTCTCTCGACGTTGACCACGCCAGCCTCGACGCGCTGCGAAACCTGCCGCTGGACAGGATGAAATTCAAAGTCATCACAGCGGAACATGATTATTGGAGGTTTGGGGATGAGTTGCGCGTGCCGATGCGAGAGATTTTTAAGAAGGCTGGCTATTTTCCGGTTCATTTGGATGTTTGCGGAACGCCCGGCCAGCCATTCGAGGATTGGTGGGTTAGCGAGGCGTTGGTTCCCGCCATAAAACAATCGGAAGTTGACGCTCCGAACGGCATGTATTGGGAGGACATCCTGAAATTATGAGCCGATTTTCAGAGTATTTTGACCGCATTGTGGTCATTCATCGGCATTGCCGTGATGACAGGTCGGCGCATGTTTACGCCCAAATCTACAAGTACGGGTTTAATTGCTCGTGGTTTTGGGCGCATGACCTCGTTGAAGGCGATGCTTCAAAGACAGGAAATTGGGCTGCTGTCCAATCGCATCGCGGAGTGTTGGAGATTGTCGGACAAAACATTTACGGCGACCGCGTTCTCGTCCTGGAAGATGACTTTGAAATCGTGGAGCCTGACCCGTCGAAGCCTTGGCAGCATGACGCGCACGCTGACAGGACGCTGCCGTTCAATGAACAATTCGCCGCCATCATCGACGAAGTTCCCGACGATTGGGACATGCTGTATTTGGGCGGGTCTTACGCAGAACCGCCTCGCGAACGAATCTCAAAGCACGTAATCCGCACAGCCCGCATGATGACCACCAGTAGTTACGCAATTACGCCAGCGCAGGCCCGGCGCATGGCCCCTCATATTGGCGGCAACGTCCCGATTGACTCGCAATTCGGCGAGTTCAACGTCAAGTGCAACTGTTACTGCCTGCAACCGCGTCTTTTCGTCCAGTACACCAATCACAGCGATTTACAGGGCCGTGTGATGGATAACGCCACGTCCATGCTCGACCCGAATCACGAAAAGATGGTCTGATGAAATCGTTCACAGTTTGTTTTTTAACGGGCAGAGATCGTTCCGAATGGGGATGGTTGCGAGACTCGTTTAATCGCGAAGTTGACCGTTTTGGCCTTGTTTCCGAGCCTCATCTTATCATCGTGAATGCCCGTCTCGGTTTCGACGGGATTATGATTGAGGGCAAAGGCCAAATCAAAGCGAAGCCTAAACCGACCATTTGGCAGGGAACCTATCGCGTCACAACAACCGACTGGTGGGCCAACAGCAATGCCAGAAACACCGCGATTGCCCTTTGCGAAACCGAGTGGATTATTTTCTACGATGACCGCTGCGTTCTCATGCCCGGTTATCTGGACGCCTTGGAGGATGCGATGAATGGGAGTTACGTATTGGCGGGGGCTTACGAGAAGCGCATCGGCATGACGGTAGAGGACGGCGTTATTCGGCACGGCGGTATCGTGACGGCGCGAGACGGACGAGAGGAACATTGCGAAATGAATAAAATCTCCTCCCCGTTTTCGTGCGGCGGAGATTGGCTTTTCGGTTGCAATCTGGCGTTGCCTCTCGAATGGGCTTTGGAGTGTAACGGCTACCCTGAGATTGCAGACGGCCTTGGCTTCGAGGACGTGTTATTCGGATTGTTGATCGCTAATAACGGACATCAAATCAAGTATGACCCGCGAGCGCGAGTCATTCAGGACAGAACACCAGAACTATCAGGGCCAATTTACCGCAAAGAGGACAAGGGGAGAGGCAAAGGCCCGCAAAAGGACGAAAAGGCTTGGAAATTGCTGGAAATGTTCCGTCACGCGAAACAAGCAAAGCACACGAACGGTTGGGACATGAACTTAAAGCAAGTTCGCGCTGATGTTCTTGCTGGCAAACCGTGGCCGGTTCCGCCTAATATCGAATTCGTGGATTTTTACGACAATGAACCTGTGAAAAATTTCAAATGACCGCCAAAGAATCATTCATCCAAGACGAAGCCGCAACGAAGCTGCTCATTTCCGTCACGCGCAGCCCGCTATTCGAGAAAGCTGTTGTTTACGCGAAGCAGCAATGGATGGACGGAAACAAGGATTTCACCGCCGAACAGTTGAAAGGCGTCAACGCCTTTCTTGAAGTGCTGCGAGACTTGCCGATTGAAGAACCAAAAGCTTCTGCAATGCCGCACCCGAAAGTCCACCACGATATTGACAACGTGGAACGAAAACCCAAACCTCAGAGAAAGAAATAGCTATGGCCGACACTACGATTGCCACACCTGCGCCCGCTCCGGCACCAGCCGCACCGAAACCAGTTTTGACCGCGCCTACGCCCGGCATGGCGTTTCCGCCGCCCTCCGGCAGTTCACCTGAGCCAAAGGCAGACGACGGTAAAGACCCGTGGGCCGACGTGGATAATGAGGTCAAACCGCCCGCCAAGCCGCCAGAGCCGGAACCGAAGGCACCGGAGAAACCGGCAGAGCCGCCTAAACCCGCCGCCGCCCCTGCAAAGCCCGCTACACCGCCCGTGCCGGTAGTTGATGATCCAGACACCAAGTTGCCGCCGGCACAACTCAGGGCGGCAAAAAAGGCGGCAGAACTACGCGCAAAAACCGCCGAAACGAAATTGACGGAAGCCGAGGCTCGCCTTGCCGCCGCCGAGTCAAAAGGACAGAACACCGATGTTTTGGCACAACGCCTTGCCGCCGCCGAGAAAGAGCGTGATGCTGCACAGCAGGAATTACGCATCGCGCGGTATGAGCCAAACGACGCCGTCAAAGCTGCTCGGAAAACGCTGAATCAAGTCGGCGCAACCGCCAAGCGCATCATCACCAGTCTTGAAGTCAACACACCAGACGGCGGCACCGCACCGGCTGATTGGAATAAGTTTCTTACCAATGCAACCAATCTTGAGCCGGGACCAGCCCTGAAATGGATTCGGGAGACATTCGGGGACAATGCACAACTGGCCATGAACCAGTATTTCGAGCTTACGAAGCACACGGACATTTTGGATACAGCAGAGCGCGAGGACAGGGACGGATTCAACGACCGCGTTACCCGCGAGACAGCAACGCGGACACAAGCGCGTGAAGGCTTTGGCCGTATGGTGACTCAAGTGCGGACGGATATTGCGTCGAAGAACCCCGATTTCGCGCCTTCACCGGACGACCCGGAAGCTGACGCCTTGTTTAAGAAAGGCAGAGACATCGCGCAACTTGCGACCAGTGAGCAATACAACAGCCTCAGCCCCAATCAACAGGCCGTGCTTGTGGCGAACATGGAATTGCGAGCGGCGGCGTACCCGAGGATGCGTTACCTTTTGAACAAGAAGGATGCGCGGATTGCCGCGCTTGAGGCTGAGAACGCCGAGTTGCGCGGTGGCGCATTGCCGCCAGAGCAACGGCCCGGCGGCGTGGAACATCCGTCAGGCGAAAAGACCTTTGAACAAGACCTTGAGGAAGCGTCGAAAGAATGGGTGCAAGGGTAATTTATGCAAGAACCACTCACAGCAAACAGTCCGGTCACGTCAATCGAGTGCGCCCCGAATTGTTTGGTCGTTCGCGTCCTTGACCAAGCGGGACTCTCCAAAGGCGGCATAATCCTGCCGGAAGTCCAGAGAGATGCGCCGTGCCAAGCCGTTGTCGTTTACGCCGGGGAATTCATCTGGCAACCTCACATGCAGGTGAAATTCAATCCGAAGCCTGGCGACCGAATTTCAATGCGAAGGTTTGGGTTTAGCTCAATTACGGTAAATGGCGAAGAATTAAGACAAATTGGCATCAACGATGTGCTCGCAATTCTCCATTGACTATGCGACTAATTCCTCTAAGTCAAGGCAAGTTTGCCCAAGTTGACGACGCCGATTATGACCGTCTGACCGTGTGCAAATGGTGCGCTAATAAAATTAAAGGACGTTTTTATGCCGTTCGCAATTCTCGCAAATCGGAAGGAAAGCGGAGAACTATTTTGATGCACTGCGTCATCATGGGGAAGAAACACATCGACCACAAAGACGGCGACGGTCTTAACAATAAACGGCAAAATCTACGACCCTCAACGCACAGCGAAAACGCAGCTAACCGTGGGAAAAACCGCAACAACACGTCTGGTTTTAAAGGGGTGTATTTCTGTAAGCCGCTCCAAAAATGGAGAGCGCGTATAAAATACGGGAATCAAAAAGAAACCCACCTTGGTTACTTCCTAACTGTAACAGATGCCGCCGTGGCTTACGATGCGGCTGCAAAGCAATATCACGGCCAATTTGCCAACGTCAATTTCCCATGACAGCCCAAGAACTCGAAGGCTCACTCCGCTACTTGGTTCAGGAGGCGATGAAATCCAAGATTCACCCCATTGCAATCATCGGCACGATGGAAACGGTGAAGATTGACACCGCCCTGATGATTCTTGAGGCGACGGCGAATCCGCCCGCCATTATTCCGGCCAAGGACATTCCACGCCAGCCGGGCGGGTAGGGTTTTGCCTTATTGTGAGCTTGTCAACCGCGAGGAAGATTGAGCTATGTCGATTGCATTACTATTTTGGGTCTTGATGATTTTGTGGCTCATTTTCGGCCCTTGGCCGTTTTGGGGCGCGAACACCGCAAGGCCGGTTGCGTTCTCATTGCTGACGTTTATCCTGTTCGCGCTTTTAGGCTGGGCGGTGTTTGGCCCTGCGCTACATCGTTAGCGGAGAGGCGGCGGCTTGGCCCATGCGGGAAGTTTTGGCTTTGGTGGAGCGACCTTAAACACCACGGCGGCGGTGTCCTTCCTGTCTTTCTCTGCATCCAACACTTTTTTCTGGTCACTGGCAGACAAAGACGCCATGAATTTCTTGTCGCTCTCTTTGCTTCCAGTCCACGGCGCGGTTGAACTGCGTTGAAAATGTTCCGCAATAGCCGCCCTGTTTATCGGCTTGCCCGATGGTGTTGTGAGCTTTTTGGCCGTGAGAGCGTCAATTTCATTGGCGACTGATTTCACGTCGCCTTCACGCGCTGCCGCTCTAATGTCGCGGTAAACATCCTTGTCAGGGTCGTACACTTCCTCGTCCGGCACAGTTGCGACGTGGTTCTTGTCTTTCCAATTTTGAGCCAGCTTGTAAACGTCCTCCGTGGTAGTGTCACGATGCTCGGTGATTCCGGTGGAATTCAAGAACGATTCCCAAAGATGTTGGCTCTTGGTGATTGCCCCGCGCAACGGAATTGGAACAATGGTAGTTGCCTCATCTTTGACTTGCTCCCAAGGACTGCGCTTGCGCCCGAAATAATCGCGTCCTGTCAAACCTTCCAAGAGTGGCCGCGTGATGACTGGATTGAGGCGGTTGCGGACGTACCCGAGCGGGTCAGTGACGAAATGGTAAATATCTGACGCCGGAGTGCGAAGGCCGTATTCCTTGCCTTTGTAAGTGACTGTGAATGGACGGTCGAAGCGCATCTGCCCTGTCAATTCCTTTTCAACACTCTTGGCAACTACGGCCAATCCCACCGCGCCAAAGAGCAACGCCGTCCGCTGTTCCTTCCCGTATTTCCCGGTCGCTTGAAGGACTTGACGCAAGCGTTCTTCACCGAAATCGGGAGCCAAAAAGAGAACACGGAGAGTGTCCTGAAAAGTTTTGCTTCTGAAAATGGCGCGTTGATTTTGACCACCAAACACGGCGGCGGATTGACGCGCTGCCATGCGGGTGATTTGTTCTGGGGTGACTTTGCCAGCCTTGATGTCCGCCGCGTAATTCTCCATGCCGCGCTTTTCTATTGCCAGCGCGAGTGTCATTTTCCAACGCGGGATGTAATCTCGAAACAGCCAGTCTTTTGACGCTTGTAGATATTCCCCGGCGACAGGGATTTTATCCAGCAACCCGCCGCCGCTGACGCCCTCTGTGGCGTACGATGCGCCTTGATCGCCCTCGTACAAGCCAGCTTCGGCCATGCGCCGTTGCGCGGGGTCGTTTGGCACTAAGTCCATCAACTTAAACGGATTGATGCGATGCTCGACGCCGCCCAGTGTGATTTGAACCAAATGGAACGGCCCTTGCAACATCGTTTGCTTAACGAATCCAGACGTGCCGACGACAGTGCGGCGAATCGGGCCTTTCCCCCACCATGACTTTTCAAACAATGCCTGATATTTCTTGGCGAAATCCGGGTGAACTAAAATATCGCCCTGAACTAGAATCGGTTTGCCTGCTGAATCGGTGGTTGCGAATTTGTATCGCTGAAAAGCGGGGTGATCGAACCGCACGTAATCCCCTCGGTAATCCTCTGGCTTGCCGGAGTCTGCGCGAAACTTCGGCTTCACAAGGGTCATGGTCTTGCCCTCATCTGCCCCAAGGGTTGTCCCGCCCCCGGCAACGTCCAGTTCCGGCCTGCCGTCTTTTGCGACCGCCTTCTCAGCATCGAATGAGCGTTTGACAAACTCGCGGGCGGTCAATGCCTGACGGAATCCGTAATCGTATGCGAGAATGCGTTTTGCGGCGTCCTTCTCCGGTGTGAGGCCCGCTTGCTCCGCATCGAAATCGGTGTCGTAAAAGCGTTTCTTGAAACCAGCGAAGTCTTTGCTGAATCTCAGATAACGCAAGGCTTCCAGTTTCTTTTGCAACACAGGGTCGCTCTCCCGATAATAACGATGCAGGTACTTGTCCAATCCATCCTCAAGCACCCCTTCGCGCTGTCCCCATGCCAGCATGTCCTCGTGATAGTTTTTGACTTCGCTTGCGAGTCGCGCTTCGTCATCGCCGAAGTTGGCCGCATCCAAGTAAGACTGTTTCAAGACAGGGTTTTTCGTTGCTTCGGCACGCTGTTGGAGTAACGCCTTGTCTCCCTCCGCATCAATCCAGTTGGATAGAGCGCGGAGTTTGCTGCGGTCTTTGAAAACCTTCTGGACGTTTCCGGCGAATTGCCGAGCCGCTTGCCCGCCGACAAATTCATCTCCATTCCACACTCCAACGCGCCGGTCAAGATCAGTGATTTCCGGCAGCGTGGTTGCCTTCTCCTTAATCCAGGCAGGCACGGCTTTTGCCGCGATATATGACCGCGTGAAAAAATCCTTCACTGGCACGCCAACAGAATCCATCCATTGACCGAGCTTTTCTTTGAATGAACCTTTCTGCTCTGGAAACTTGGCGACGGCATCGGCTAGTTGCTCAAGCGGAGCGATGTTTGACTCTCTACCGCCAATGTCCGTTTCGATGGTTGCGCCCGGCCGTGTTGCCGCGCCGGGGCCGGGTGTAAGTGGAATAGTCCTCACTTCCGGCGTTGCGGCTTCCTCACTTGATTGTATGCCTTTGGCCTTTTTAAAAGCCGCCGCCGCCTTGACCTTCTGCGCATCGGTCAGGGTTTTGTCTAAGTCAATGTCATCGATGGTTTCGTAAACCTTTCCTTTGAACGTGAACTTCCCTTTCCCCGCTGGCTCTGGCGTGGGTTTGGCCTCTGGACTGGCAGGCGCAGCGGGGGCTACATCGACTTCTGGTGCCGGTGGCTGTGCGTCCCCCCGCCGTGGCTCACTGACCGCTTGTGGTGATGTTCCGGCAGTTTCCCCCGGTTGTCGAAGTGGTGTTTCTTGACCCACTTGTGGCCGAATTTCTGGTTGAGAAACGCTCGCTGGGCTTGCGATGTCGCTGGCATTTTGTTCTCCTTCCGGTTCTAAGACTGCTTCTTGTGTTGACCGCCCCCGTGACTGAACTTCGCTTGGGACGACTGGCGTTTCTTCGGCTGCGGTGCCTTCCGGTTTCCCGGCTTGAACTGGTACGCTTTCAGGTGTTCGCACGTTTTCATTTTCTGTTCCTTTCGGTGTTTCGGTTTCAGGTTCCAAATGCGCCACATTTGACGGTGACGCCAATTCTGAATGGATGATGGATAGCGGCAGGCCAGTCGCCGTCGCCAGATCGACGCCAGCCTTGGCGATTGCAGCCTCGTCCCCGTATTTCATCGCTTGGACGGCCTTCTTGTAGGCCTCCGGGGCTTGGGACAGCATTTGGCTGGCAAACGCCGCCTTGGCCGCTTGCGCGAGCATCCCGCCGCCTTTTATCGCGGCCCCACCAACAATGGCGTCGGGGTTCACAAATCCTAACGCCGTGTCTGCAAGCCCCTCTCCCGCGCCTTCCGCGACCTTCCTGACGCCCGGCGTGGCTCCCGGCAACATACCTGCAATATCACCCGCGCTGGACTTGGCGGCGTAAATCAACGGTTTGCTGATGGATTCAGGGACAAATGGAGTTTCGGGTGGTTGACCGAGAATCGCATTGAGAATGTGGCTCGGTAGGAACTTCTTGGCGGCATCAATCCACTCGCCAGCATTCAACATGCTCGCGCCGAGCGATTCTGTCGCCGGTTCCGGCTCAAGAACCGCCAAATCGCTTGTGTCCGGCTCTAAAACGGCGTCTGGCATGGCTCATTGTGGTAAAACGGTGTATCCCGGAGGCAAGTTGCCGTCCTGTTTGACTTTGAACGTTTTACCCGTGGCATCCTTCACCCGTTGACCTGCTTTGACTGTGGGCGTGGCTGGAGTCGCCGTTGGCGCGGGTGCTGATGTTCCACGTGGAACATTCGGCGTGGCCTGTGGTGTGGCCGCCGGCATCAACGCCGCCCGTTGACGCTTCTGCTTGACCGTTTCCCAAATGTCCATCGCCTGTTCCGCGAGGTCATCCGGTGATTTCTGCGCCTTTATTTCCTTCCCGGCATTGTCCCGTTGCAACCCAGTATAAATGGCATTGAACCCCGCCGTATCGTTGTGCATCTGCGCGGTGTCCGCTGCAATGGCATTGCGCGTGGTTCCAAGTTGAAGCGATGCGTCTAGGGCCTTTTGACGCAAATCCAGCCCGCGATTAGCGGTCTTATCCCGCATACCGGCAATGTCGGTTTCGGTATCCAGCCTGTCCTCGTTCACGCCTGCCGTCTGGTCGGCTTCACGCGCATGTTCGTTCAACTGGTCTTGCCAATGCTTTACTTTGCCTTCCCATTCGGTTTTTTCCTTCTCCGTCTTGGCCGTCAGAGCCTTGGCCTGAGTGTCGGCCAACTGTTGCCGAATGTCGGCAATCTTGGCCGCGTTTTCTTCCATCTCTTGATGATGTTGCTGCGTCTCTTTCAGCCGCTCAATCTGATTGTCGATTTGCTCCGCGTGAAAGTCGGCCAACGCTTTCAACTGCTCTTTGCGCTGTTTGGACTGTTGAATCGCAAGATACAGGTCTGCGCCTGCGTCAAAATTGCCCACGATATTTGCTGGTGCGACTGGCATATAGTTTAGCCGGGAACAGTCACGCCTTCGGCGGCTCCCCCGGCGTTCGGGTCAAAGTTCATGTCGGTGGACGGGTTAGTTGGGAAATCACTGTAAGACACGCTGCTCCCGCCAGAACCGCCCGTCAAGTCGTTGAGCGCGTACCCAAATCCAAGTCCGGCGATGTGAGAGCCAATATTTACAAGCCCGGCCTGAGTCGGATTCGGCGAGGCGGCGTTAATGGCATTGATTTGCGCCAACTCAGCTTCAGTGGACGGCGCAACGGTCAAATACCGCGATGTCGGGCCAACGGTTGCCTGATAGTTTTTCTGGCCTTGTTGCTGTTGCGCCATTGAGGCTTGCGCGGCGGCGTTCAAATCGTAATTCTGCTGTAAGCCGCTGCCGGGGATTCCCTCATCAACACCCCACGCCGCGCCGTTGTTTTGAATCGTGGCGAGTGTGTCGGGCGAAAGTTGGCCTGACAATTCATTCACGATGTCGGAGGATGCGCCACCAGCAATCGCGGGAGTGTTTGGCAGGGCTTTGCCGAATGCCTGAAAAGGCTGGGGCAGAGAAATCGGGCCGGGCACCGCGCCGAAAACGCCGCTCCCACTTTGCGGCCTTGGATTGATTGGATAAACGGCGGCCATAATTTACAAAATCTTAGACAAAATCGCGCCAACTGCCGACGACGCGATTCCCGCCGCTGCCGATGACGTTGGATTCGCTGCCGCCGCCTGCTGCGCGTTGAACTCCGCAATCTGCGCTTCGACCTCTGGCGACACCGTTTGAGTGGTTGAAACAGATGGCAGCAAACCCGCCCAATTACCCACTCCCTGACTTTCCAATGCCGTGCTGGTCGTGCCGAGACTCATTGGCGACGTGTTTATCGGCCCTTTGATGCCGAATGCGTCCTGTGCCTGACCGAGTGCGTCCAGTGTTCCGGGCGACAATCCGCCTTCAAGTTCACTTAGGATATTCGATGACAGGTCTTGATTCGCCTGCCCAAGATCGGGGAAGACTGAGGACAAATCGGCATAAGGCTGCGGCAGAGCAACCGTTCCCGGCACACCGCCAAACGGCCCGCTTCCTGATTGATTACCGGGCGTGACGTTGTACTGGTAATTGGGATCTGTCGCTGGCGCACTCGCAACAGCCGTTCCAGCACCGGGATTTGCAATCAGGGGATTTCCGCCAGCGGAGCCAGCCTGCGGACTGCCGACAAGAGGATTGTTGACGCTCGCGCCGGATGGGTTGCTTCCAAAAATCCCGAATTGGTCGTATGCTGGTAGTGTGCCTGCCATATTACGACAACTGCTTTCCGTTCACGGTTATCCTGTCCCAAGTTAATTCGGTTGCGTTGGCCCGTTTGTCCCATTCTTCTTTTGTCCACACCTCGTAGCGAGCATCGTTAGCAAGGCCGTCTCCCAAATCTGAAACCCAGTATTTTCCACATCTGGACTGCCGCGCAATAATCCTTGTTGACCCCCATCCGATTGTTTCTTGTGCTAATTCACTCATAATCAAAACATTTTCGTTTGCCCGATTCTCGTATGGCCTAACTCGCCAAACGACACTGGAACTTGGTCAAGCGGACACCAATCTTCCAGTTCGCGATTTAGCTGTTCAACCGCCGCGAGAATATACGCTTGTTCCTGTTGGATTTCCCCGGCTTCATTTGCGATCACCGCTTGAACGCCGAGCTTCAATGCCGGGATGCTCGGTATGATGATGATGTCATTCGGATTGACAGGCTGAATCTGGCGCAACTTTACGAGAGCCACAACACCGTTTGAAAACGAGTTGCCATTGCAGCACGGCAAATGAAGTTCCTGCTTCAAGAATTTCGGGTTTGTATCCGATGGCTCGTATTCGGCCAACGGGAACATATTCGTCGTTGACGTGTTTGGGGCGGCGAAAGTGCCGACTTCAAGGTACTGCGAGCCTTGCGGCCCGCGAGCGATGATGTTCTCGAATTGCAGCGTTGTCGGATTATACACCTGACCGCCAAGATTCGTGTTTTGCGCCGGTTGACCGAAGTCGATATAATAAAATCCCGGCTGACCACGGGCCACGATTGGAACCCAAGCGTTCTGATCGTAGTTCCATACGCTGCCGATAGTGTTGCTGGATGGGGTTGCCTCACCGCCGAGATTGATGCTCTGACTTCCCGGCAACCCGTCAATCGTGACGCTGACTGTTATGCCGGTATCAATATTGTAGAGGAACCCGAATTGATACGTGTTTACGGAGACGTTGCCGACAGCAAAAAGAGTCGCGTTGCATTGCGTTGACTCACGCACAACGCGGCCGATGCGGCGAACGACTCCAGTTGTCTGAGCGTATGGATATTGCGCGGTCAACACCCATCCGTCCGACCATGTAAGGCCGTCAATGTTTCTGGTGCGGAGAGGTTGATTGTTGTTATCCACCCCGAACAAGGTCAGAGTCGAACCGTAATCTTCGGCGGCTTCGACATACATGCGGACGAAATACCCGTCGCCCGGGATGTCCTGAAACACTGGCGACCAGCCTTTGTTGACGCAGTTTCGCCGACCGCCGCCGCCAATCCAGAAATCATCCCGATGATATTTCCGGTCGCGCCAGTCGAGAAAATCGTAGAACATGCCGTGCAGAGGAATGTTGCCTCTGCATGTGGTAATGCGGCGAACATGGTCAACGTAGCGCGGCCAAACAACACATCCCCGGCTTACGCAAGTGTGAATCGGGACAACCGTACCGGCCCAATCCCCGCGAGTCAGTAAGCGTTTTACCGCTTCCTGAATATATTGACCAAATTGAGGGTCGTCCGGTGAAGCCGACGTGATGTTGGCGATGCTGGACTGCTTGACTTCATTAAATGTCAAATACATCGTTATGAGGGCGGTGTCGCCGGTAACATTGGCGGGAATTGCGGCTGGGACTGCACGCTGGCCATGAATCGCCCAGCCGTCAATCTCCACCCAAGGCCCGTAATAATCAATTTGAGTTGAAACGTAAAGCCGCTCGACCACTTTCGGCCAGTGCCGCCCTGAGTGGACACCGCATCAAATGAGCGTTGCGGCTTGTCAAAACCCATGCGAGGCTGGTACGTCGGTGATGCTGGCACGGTGAAGGATGACCACGGTTGGTAGGCGGTTGACGAATCTGGCCGATAAAACGCCTCCACGGTCAGCGGCCCTTCAATTTCATCCATCGCAATCTCCCCATCCTCAAGATTCATCCATTGGCGAGTGCGCGGGTCTTTGTTGTTGAAGTCCAATATTGGAAACTCAATCGTTGTGGTAATGGACAGCGCATTGGTTGCCGCTGTTGGCAGGATTTCCCAAAACTCAATCGTTTGCGCCGTGAGATTGTAATGAAAAACGAAACACCGTTGGACACCATTGAATGACCCGGTAACAATTTTCAGCACGTTCAAGTCCTGCCACAGTCCGTCATAAATGGACGGCGACTTGCCGCGCAACGAAGAAATCGGGTCGTAATTAGTGACGACAATGCCTGTGTGATAGACGCCGAGCGTTCCTTGAATCGGGTTTTGCGTCTGGAAATGGCGGTTGTCGAAGTCCGCTCCCCGGCTGTACGGCAAAAGAGCCTGATTGTCTGTGGAGAGATATTGCTTGATTTCCTCAGAGATTGGCACGTTGCCCCATGTGTTGAAATCCCGCCTTCCAAGGATGAGCGAATTGATTCCAAACGGGGAACGGAAAATCGCATCACTGTTGGAAATCACCGTGGAATCTTGCGCGGTCGCGCCGTAGGCAATAAGCGACTCCGTAAGAATGGGATTTGTCACCGTCAACCATTGCGTTGTGTTTGTCGGCACGTTGCAGGAATAAACCGCGCTGGACGTGAACACCTGCAACGGCCCCTGGCCAAGGGACGTGTCCAGATTGGCGATGAACACCATTGCGGTTATCAGCCCTCCGGTATTCGGGACAACAAAGCTGCCCCCGCCTACAATCAGCGCGTTTTGCGTCATCTTCAACACGGCATCGCGGAAGTTATAAAGCGCGGTTCCGCTGGAACTGCCCACAATGTCACTGGCCTCAAACGTGCGCCCATCCGGCATTGAAAACCAGTTCTGCCCAAGACCGTAAACTCCCATGCGTCCGGGCGGCAGTTCCGCCCCGCCTGATGAGGATTGGACGGATGCGCCTGACACTATCGGCGTCGTTGCCGATGGACTGACGCTGACCTGAGTAGCAACCACAATGTTGCTGATGTTATTGTTTACAGCCGTAATCTGGTAAAGGAAGCCGTTGATAAACACATTCTGCGGCAACGGCCCGAAATACTGTGCCTGAATATTCAGCGTGACAGGTGAACCGCGCGTTGGGACGGTGAATTGCCCGATTGTGCTGGCCTGAGTTTTGGCAATGTTGCTGTTGTTGGCCGCGCCCGAAAAATATGGCGTTCCCGCCGGCGGCGGTGTCGGCAGGCGGTCGTAGGGATTATTTAGGTTTATCGACCCTGAGTATGAAGCGTAACTCAGAGGTTGCCCTTGCACGGCTGGATATGTCGGGGCAAGGGTCAAGTTCACCGTCCATTCTTGGAGTTGACCGCTTTTGGTGTTGATCATGCCGCCTGTCGTGATTGAAGCGTCCACCACGTACCCGAGGAAACTGGAATTAACCACGATGTTTTGACCACCGAGAATGATGCGGCCAACGCGAGTATCGTTCACATTGGTCAGCGTCATGGTTGCGCCGGTTGCTGGCGAAAGTGTGTATAAATCGGTCTGCGGATTGGCCGTAAGGCTTGCGGCTGGACTCGCGCTGATGACAACGGGAAAGTTTGGCCCCTGAGTGTATGGAGCGTTCAACACGATTTCAACGGTGTGATTTTGCCCCGGCGCAAGGAATTCTGACGTTGTGGTATAAAGCACCGGCTGATATTGCAGAGTGCGTCTGGTGACATTAGGCACGTTGCCGTCAAACACAATCGGCACGCTGCTACCGTCATTCCAGATGAGCCAGCGTTCCGCCTGCCAGAGCCATGCAATCGGCGTCTGCGGTGGATTCGGGTCGCCGGGAATCGTTTGCTCAATCAACTGCGCCGTCGCCGCTGTTGACGAAGGAATGAGTTGAAACAGCCTGCCGCCCAAAGCCACACAAACCGATTCAGGGCCAATGTCGGGTTTGTAATACGCCGCGCCCTGAAACAAGAGAGGAGGCAACGGCGACGAAAGCGAGATTTTCTGATAGGGTGAACGCGGGATAATAAACGTTCCCCGAAGTGAGCCGTTCAGCAATGTTGCCAACTGGTTTTTAGGAAGAAGTTGCGGGGCGATGCCGCCATTGACGCCCGCCTCGAATGACAGGAACCCGTCATATCGCATGTTTGATTTTTCTTCACTCGCCATATCATGCGATTTTGATGGCGAACAGTTCCGCTTGAATTATTTCCACCGTGCCCGCCGTTGGCTCCGTATCAATCAAGGCCGTCATGGTGCATGTAGTTGCGCCTGTCACAACCCACGTCGCCGGGGAAATCATGGATGCTTCCCACGTTCCTGACTGAGTAGTTGCCGCCGTGGACGCCCCAACGCGAGGACGCACCGTTGCTGTGCCGCCACCGAAACTTGACGCGGGAGAGCCGGTAATTCCGATGATGATGTTGCTCACACCGCTGCCGGTAACCGGAAATGTCGAACCGACACCGTTGATGTTGAACCAGCCGAAAATGACGTAGGTGCCAGCGAGCGGAAGCGTGATTTGAATGAGCGTTGAGCCAATGGTGACATTCCCTCCCGGCGCAACCGCAATGGTGAACCCCGACCCAGCGTTTGCAGTTGCGTAAATTGCCATTTTTGTCCCGGTCGGGTCTGCCGTGATACCCGGCCCGAAACCCTGCGCTGGTGTTCCAATCGGGATGACGATTGAACCGACTGGAAACGCGCCTGACTGACTGTCGCCCGGCAACAGCAATGGCGTTAGCGTCAACTGCGAAGATGACGACGTGCTGACAGTTACAAGGAACGTCGCGTATTTCGCCGTCTGCATCGCCTGCGAGTAAATGACGACGTACTGAGGGCCTCCCGCGCCGATGGAGTTGAAATTGGACACGTAAGCCGTGCCGCTGGTGTTCGCGGATGGAATGGTGAACGCCTGAGCCAACACAGTTGCCGTGCCGAAACTGAAATCTCCGCCGACACCGGACACAACCAATGCGCCAGAGACAATCGTGCCGGAAAGCAAATCCCCCGGAAAGCCAAGTGGAATAATCGTCAGCGTTTTGTTCGACACGCTCAATGCGCCGATTTTGGCGTTGATTTGAGACGTGCCGGTGCCGATGAAAATGTTCTGCCCGACCTGAAACGGCGCGGCAGAGGACACGTTGATTGTTAGCGAGCCGGTGAACGGTGTGCCTAGCGTGAACGGCGCGGTTGTGGTCGCAAATCCCACTGTGGACAAGCTCAGAACATTGCCCGTTCCAGGCACAACCAAATAATTGACTGGGATAGTAGTTCCAACGGCCAAATCTCCTGCGAATCCCAAGAACTGTAACGTTACCGAATACGGCGTGTTGACTGAATACACCGAGAAATTCGCTCCCGTGGCGCTGGACACGCCGACAAACACGTTCTGGCCTTCAACGAAGCTGGACGTTTGATTAACGCTAACGGTAACGTTCGAGTTTACGGCGGGAATGATGAAAGGCGACGTGACAACAGCGTATGCGGATAGGCCCGGCGTCCCCGGAACGTTCACAGTTTGTGATGTTGAACCGCACGGGACACAAGGGGTAGTGGCTGGCATAGGATTAACAGGTTGACTTTTTACGCGCTCTCATTTACATCCCTTTAATGCCTGTCGCATAATATGGCAAGCGCAAAATACTTTGACCGCTACGGCATCGGATGGAATGCCCACAAATACGCCGACCCTTTCGATGTTGAATTGGAGTGCATCCGGCGTGGCGGCAAGTTCACTTCCTGTGGCGTGGAAGTTGGAAACGGTCTATTTTTCCACTACAAACAAGCGATGTCGATAATCTGGCCGGAAGATGACTGGCATCGCTGGGCGAACGACATCCTGCGGGAAATCCTCAATTTCAAGTATCTCGGCATCGTCGGCCCCGGAAATTCCAGCAAAACGTACATGACATCAAAGTTCGGGTTGGTGGATTATTGGGCCTTTCCTGATGAGACTCTAAGCATCGTTTCGTCCACCGACTTGCGCGGTCTTGAATTGCGCGTGTGGGGAACCATCAAAGACCTTTTCAATCGCGGCAACGACTATCGGGAAGCCAACGGCCACGACGCTTTGCCGGGTGTAGTTTTAGAAAGCCTTCACACCATTACAACAGATTCCATTGATGAACACGACAAAGGCAAAAAGGCCCGTGTTCTGAAAAAGGGAATCATTTGCATCCCCTGTTTGGCCAACGGAAAGTACGTCGGCCTTGGCAAGTATGTCGGAGCCAAGCAGGTCAGAACGAGGTTATTTAGCGATGAGGCGCAATTTATGGGGCCTTCATTTTTGGATGCTCTCTCCAACTTGGGCCAGTCTCCCGGTTTCAAATTCGTCGGCCTCGGAAACGCGGTTGACCAACTGGATTGCCTTGGACGCATCTGTGAGCCGCGCGAAGGTTGGGAACGCCACCCGGAACCGGAAAAGACAACCGTGTGGGAAACCAAGTGGCCGAATGGCGGTTGCTTGAACCTTGTCGGAACGGACTCGCCGAATTTCGATTATCCAGAAACCGAGCCGGTGAAATTTCATTACATGGTCAATCGCATTGGCATTTCTGAAGTTGAAGCGTTTTGGGGCAAGGACTCACTCGAGTACTGGAGCCAATGCAAGGGAGTGTTCAAATCAGGGTTGCTCAAAAACCGATTCTGGCTTCCTGATTTTTGCAAGCAACATCACGCGCACGACCTCGCAACATGGGAAAGCCCCGACAGAATCAAGCTGGCGTCTTTGGACGCGGCGTACTCTGGAACCGGCGGCGACCGTTGCGTGTTCCGATGGGGTGAATATGGCATCGCCCACGACGGAAAAGAAATCCTAAGAGTTGAACGCCCGGAAATTGTGCCAGTGTCAATTCGGTCTGAAATGTCGGCAGAGGATCAAATCGCAATCTGGTGCCAAAAACGACTTGTGGAATTGGGCATTCCATCCGACCGCCTTTTCTATGACGCCACCGGACGCGGTTCTTTAGGCGCGTCGTTCGCAAAGTTGATGGGAACCACGCCGCCAAGCCCGATTGAATTTGGAGGCTCGCCAACAACCCGGCCAGTTCGTTACGACCTTTTCATCGAGGACGATTCAACGGGCGAGCGCAGGCTTAAAACCTGCAAGGAACATTATTGGGACATGGTTTCCGAATTGTGGTTTTCGTTGAAGCACGTCGTCCACGCAGAGCAAATGCGCGAGTTGGACATGGAAACTGTGCGAGAAGGCAGTTTGCGCGAAACCGGAATGTGGAGCAAAAAACGGGCTTTCGTGGAGTCTAAACACAACCCGAAAGACCGCAAGAAAATGGTGCGCAGCCCGGACTTGGTTGATAATCTGGTCGCGCTGGTCGAAGGGGCGAGGCGACTTGGTTTCAAAATCCAGAACTTGAGCGAATCAGCATCGCCTCTTGTGGAAAAGAATGACTGGGCTAACGAAGCCAGCGCGGAGTTTTCAAAAACGCTCAGAAAACACCTTCTTACCCACGCTTGATTATGTTCCATTTAATTGACTTCCATAAAATCCCGCCCGGCGGATACTATTTCCACGAAGATTTTGAAAAAGACGGACGAAAAAAGCGCAAGGTGTTCCAGACCACGCCAGAGGCGGGAACTCTTGCGGCTCGCATCACTAACTTTCGCAAAGCCAATTCACTTCCCCGTGCCGATGTCATGTCCGCGTTGGAGGATTTGGAGAGCTTTACAATTGCGCGTTTGCCAGTGGGAAACAGATGGACGCACGATACCGAAGTCCCATTTACTCAGCTTGTCGCGGCAGCTTACGGGCCAAATTGCAGGACGTGCGGATTTACGTCACCGCCGACATGATTAACCGACTCAAACAACTCTGGCGCGGCCACAAAACCATCAAGGCGTGGATTGCTGGCGGCGGGATGTTGACTTCATGGGACACCGCTTTCACGAGGACGCAGACGTGCCTTGCATGTCCGATGAATCAGCGCGGCGGTTTTTGGGATTGGGTTGCGAGATTCTTCGCCAATGGAACACCGCTCCCAAAGAGGCCGGAAAATAGAAGGATAAGAACCTGCAAAGTCTGTCATTGCGCTCTGCGGGTTAAAATCCAGATGCCGCTGGTGGCGATTTTGCGTGACACGCCGCCTGAATCGCTGGATAACTACCCGTCAAATTGTTGGCTCCATAAGGAAACGAGCGAGTAATGCAGTTCAAAACCGTCCAAGACATCCAAGACGCCATCTCGGCAGGCGATGACATTCGCCGGGTCCGGTCTGCCAACAGGGCCGTCGTGAACAATGCCGCAAACGGCGTCCCGCCGATGAGCGATGACGAGGCGTTAAAGAACGGCCTCCACGTCAATGTCAACTGGCTTGAACAATCGGAACTCCACTTGCAGGCCCGGAGCCAATTCCTGACCGGGTTTTACCACTCGCAACGGTTCTTCACAATCAACTTCGCCGATGACTCAAATGTTCCGCTGGACAAACAGGCGAAGTGGGAAGCGTGGATAACTCGGAAAATCAACAAAGTCCTTCGCAAATCCAAGGCGTATTTCTTCCTGCATGACAATCGGTTTGCGTCTGTAGTAGCTCACGGTATCGGCCCGTGCGCTTGGTTCGACCGGATGAAATGGTGTCCAAAGTATGTCGCCATTGAGGATTTATACGTCCCGACGGACACCACGACGGACTTTGAGAATCTAGAATGGTTTGCCATCCGGTTCAATTATACCGAGGGCGAACTTGCGAGGCGGGCTTTCGGTCCCAACCGAATCAAAGGCTGGAAAAAGAAGCGCGTTGCCGCCGTCCTGAAGGAGTATCACGAGGAAAACACCGAGACGGTGCCAACCTATAACTGGAACACCGACCCGGAGAAAATGTGGGAACTCATCAAGCAGAACGGGTTTTACACTTCGGATGCGGTGCCGACAATTCCCATGCTTCACTTTTGGTTCAAAGACAACGACGCCAACGGCAAGACTGTGTGGAAAATGCGAGTGATTCCTGATTCATCATGCAAGGGTGGCGACATTCAGGAATTTCTTTACGACCCGTCAACGGACGACAACGAGAAGAAAATTAACGGCGATGAAAAGCCGTTCGCCCGATGCCTCGACCACATTTTGCATTGCCAATTCGGCAATTTGAGCAACAAGGCTCCGTTCACATACAACGCCGTGCGTTCGCTTGGCTTCCTGCTGTTGGAACCGTGTTACTGGTCAAACCTGATGTTGTGCCGGCTTGTGCAGCACACATGGGAACAATTCAATACGTGGTTGCGTATCACCGACCCCGCCGGAAAAGGTCGGGCGCAACTAGTGAACCTTTTCGACAAGGGCGTCATCCCGGACGGCGTTACCATCGTGCCAAAAGACCAGCGGCACCAGATTGAGCCGGAGCTTGCCGAGATGGTCATGGCTCGGATGAAACAACTCATGGGTGAGAAGGCCGCTCAATACACCCAGCAGGCCGATACCGGCACGAAAAAAGAACAAACGGCCTTTGAGACAAGCGTGAAGATGCAGCAGGTAAACGCGATGACGGCGGCGATTTTGACCCGCGCTTTCATTTTGGAGAATTTTCTGTACGAAGAAATCTGTCGCCGGTTCTGTCTTGTGGATTCCAATGACCCTGACGTGATGGATTTCCAGAAAGAGGCGAAGAAATACGGCATTCCACAGCAATTTTTGAATGTCGAATTGTGGGATGTTGCGCCGGAGATTCCCAGCGGTGCTGGAAATCCGACTCTGGAAATGGCAAAAAACCAGATGCTCATGCAGTATCGCAGTCTTTACCCGCCACCGGCTCAACAGGAGATTTTGCAACGGTTCACCATTCAGAACACCGACCCGCGCACGGCTGAACGCTGGGTGCCGCTTGGGAAGCCTGCCGTCACGGATGCTCAAACTGATGCCGAGAACAAATTCGGCACGCTCATGCAGGGAGTCCCTGTCAACGCCAAGCCTGAATTCTCGCCCATTGAACAAGTTGAAGTGCTTCTCGTTTTGATGGGCAAGAAATGCGATGACATTGAAAAAACAGGCAATATCACGGACGAAAACACCTTGCTTGGTCTGACCACGGTGTCTGCGTTCACAAAGCAACTGGTTGGCCGAGTTGCGCAAGACCCGCAAGAAAAACAGTTGGCGCGTAAATTCAGCGATGTTCTCGGTCAAATTGACAATCTCATCAAAGGTTTCACACAACGGCTGGCGGAACAAAAGAAGCAGCAAAACAGTCATGCTGACCCGAAGGCGATTGCTCAGGCCCAGGCAACGATGCTGCAAGCCAAGACCAAGCAAAAGGTGACGGCGGTTGGAGCCGCTCAAAAGATGATGCAAAAGAAGGCTGCTTTTGCAGCGGAGCAGAAGCGGAAGGACGCCGCAACCGCGCTTGAAGAACGGCGCAAAACAATCAGAACTATTGGCGATGAAAAAAGGAAAAACTTATCGACCATCGCGGAAACGCAGCGCAGTCGCATCAAGGCGTTACGCGAAGGCGGCAGTGAGTAGGTTCAAACCTGACCGGCAACCTCGCCACGGCGGCGCGGCGGCGGCGGTCAATATCTACGCGACGATATGAGCGACGACCTTTCATCAAAATCTTGCCTTTTTTACGATTACGGCCTCTTTCTTTCGGTCGCGGAAAAACTCGCCGACTCGTTTGGCCGAGTCCAATACTATATGCCGTGGAAAGGCGCGTATCCCGGCAGCAATAAATTGATGATCGGCGACGGCCTTGACCGAGTGGAACGGGTGCGCGATTTTTTCGACCACGTTAAGGAAGCCGACTTGATTTACTTCCCGGATTTGGGAGATGGCGATTTGCAGGTTTATTTACAGGAACAGGGCAAGCGCGTTTGGGGCAGCGGCAAGGGTGAAAACCTTGAAAATTTCAGGTGGGAAACCAAACAGTTGATGAAGAAGCTTGGCCTGCCCACTGCGCCGTGCAAACGCGTCATCGGTATTGAGGCTCTCCGAAAGGAACTCCAAAACCGAGACAACCTGTGGATTAAGATTTCCACCATGCGGGCCGATGGCGAGACGTGGCATCACCTGACTTGGAAGCTTTCAGAGCCGCGTGTCGCGGAGTTGGAATGGCGGCTTGGCGCGAAGGCGCCACACATGGAATTCATCGTTGAGGACGACATACCGGACGCTCAAGAGGAAGGTTATGACGGTTGGAATATCGACGGTAACTTTCCGTCACAAGCAATGCTCGGGTACGAAATAAAGGGGGCGGGACTGATTGGTCGGGTCATGCCTTACGGCAAGTTGCCCGAAACCGTGCGGCTAGTGAATGAAAAACTGTCACCTGAAATGAGGCGACTTGGCTATCGCGGGAACTTTTCGAGTGAATTACGCAATGGCATTCTTATTGACCCTTGCTGCCGTACACCATCGCCTCCGGGCGAGCTTTACCCGGAGATGTATGAGAATTACGCCGACTGCGTTTGGGAAGGTGCGGACGGGAACTTAATTGACCCGATTCCGAAATACAAATACGGAGTCGAAATTTGCGTTGAGTCCGACTGGTCGGAGAAAAACTGGATGGCGATTCACTTTCCAAAGGAGATTGAGCCTTTTGTAAAGCTCAGAAATTACACCAAGATGGACGGAGTGTATTACGTCCTTCCCATGAATGAAGGGCCGCGCGTGGGGGCTGTTATCGGCCTTGGCGACACGCTCAAAGAAGCCGTGGAACAAGCCATATATAACGCGAAACAGATTGAAGGGTTCCATATTGAGGCTGACATTGAATCGGTCAGCAAGGGAATTAAAACAATAACGGACGCACAGGAAAACGGAGTATATTTTTCCGATGAAGGCGACGACATTCCAAGCACAGAAGAAATCCAAAGTGCGGTCGAAGCATAAGGCCATTCCTTGCGACACAGACGCCGACGATGAGCCGGACGAGTATGCGTCTGGCTTCTCTTATCAATGGTGGGACTGGGATTGTCTTCAAGGCCGGGTCCCCAACTAACCCTCACGCCGATTTCGTGGTGGGGTTTCGATAAGGCTCTGGTTGTGTATCTTTCCGTAAATACAACGGGTGCTTCGGAGTCCAATCTGAATTCAACCCAAGGTGGTGCGTTTGAATTCCCTCATCACGCAGCATATCGCATACTAAAATTCCTCTCCCTATGAAATTTCCACCATTGCCCCACGCGCAAATCACAAGCCCGGCTTCCTTTGCTGTATTTATCAATATTTGGTCGTTTTGCGACCCTATAGGGTCGTCTGCGGCCATCATGTCTTTTGGTTTGGTGGCGCGGAATGCAAACAGGTTGGCCATACACAGCGCACCGTAACCCCACACCTTTGCAAAAGCAATGCAACGGCGAATTGTCGGGTCGTCTTTTGTTTCGTCTGCGGTGGAAGGATTAAGACCGATGAACAAAACAAAGCCATCCTTCATTTTATTGCCGCCTTCCCAAAGAAACTCACCGGCGAACTCTCTCCACAACTGATAACGATAAACCCTATCCTCGCTGAAAATGGTTTCGTGTAGATTCACAATCTTTTATCCCCCGCCAGCAAAGTCAGGCGTTCGCGGCCTTTCGATACCAAGCCGCTGTGAAATCTGGCAGGCGTTCAAGTTTTCCTAATTTGACCAAGTTTGAACAATGGGCCGCCGCCACGTTCTCAGGAATACCGGCGAAATAGGTCAAAGAATCCGGCCTGAATCTACCAAACACTTCCGCGTGGTTCAGGATGCGGTCAACGATAGACACCTCTCTTGCTGGACAGCGATTACCGAAATGTTTGAGCATGGATTCCTCGTCGTGTTTTTCACGCTCCTTGATTCTGACGGCCGCTCGCGCAATCTGTTTTTTGTAATCGGTGCCCCTCATAGTCGACTTAGGGCCCTTGCCGGTCGTTTTGGAAGCGCGGTCATGTTGTTATAACCGACTGGAATCTGCGATCAAACGCGCGTAGCTTTTTCCTTATTCTGTGCCGTTCTTCGGTGGCTTTAAGAATATGCGCGAGAGATGCCTTCCGGCCATATTTCTTGCGTAATTCTGATTTCATGGCTTTTTTCTCCACATTCCCGGACTCGCTAAATCTCCAGTTAGGCCAATGGGATGGCGTCGGCTCCTCACAAGAAAACTAAGCACTCTGTTTTCCAGCATGTGTCCGTGAACGCAGTCGCGCCACCTGCTGTTGATTTTGACTTGGTAAACGACTGCCTTCATTCCGTTTGCGGGTTCGATGGGTTAGGAGGTGGGAAGTTTCCAAGCCATCGAATCAGCCAATTTACTTTCGGTGGTTTTGGTTCAAACAGTTTTGCCTCTGGCCCGCAACGGTTTCCCGCATCGCGCTCTGAACGCATATTGGCGCAACAGTCGTAATCAGCCGCCCTTGTCGTCAGGTTTCCACGCGATGACTTCGGATGACGGCACTCTCCTGTTGTGGGGTAAATCTTCGCCCACTTGCAATCTTCGCAGTATTTCACATCGCTCATATTATCAATGCCTTTTCGGTTAATTTCCGTTCGTCCTCATCAGTGACGCTCCAATCCCACGGAGCTTTATGTTTTCCTTCGCCCGCAAGATTTAGGAAATTTTTTGTCACTTGATTTTGTGCCCCGCACATCAGAAGCCAGCCGCAGCACATTTCGTGAGTCTCGTGGCATCTGAATTCACGTTGCTCAATGGCGCATTTAAGGGCGTCCATGACAGTTGCAACGCAGCGATTCGGAACTGTGCCTTTGCTGAACGCGCAAGTGCCGCACGGCTCCCTGTGGTTTGGGTATTTGTGCCTCATCGCCTCAAGCTCAATGGAAACCATGACCGCTAATTGAACGCCAAGCATTGCGCCTTCTGGACTTGGTATATTTCTCACTAAACCTTCTGGTGTTTTACTCATAAAAAGAAATCGCCGCGTGCTGGGAAATTGTTGAAGTTGCCCGCCCCGAAAAGGGCTGGCACGCGGCGAAAATACCGTCTGACAACTTCAACATGCGGGCAGTGTGGCAAAGCGGCGTGAGGGTGACAAGAGAAAAATGCGAAAATCTTCACTTTTATCTGGACAGGATTGCTTCCATCTGCTTCACTCAGCACATGCGATTGGCGTCGTTGAATTTTGCTTGGGGGTCTGGTGAACGATTCCAGACAGGTTTCGAGAAAGAGCATGGACACAAAGCGGATTTGGATACCGCGATTGACCGGAGGGAATATCGAGACTGTAAAAGCGTGGTCCGCGCTGCCGGTGTGAACCCGGCCCTTAGCACCACTTTGCCGCATCCCGCCTCACACGAGGCACGCGCCGCCAATCGCTTTGGGGTGCGGCAGTTCAATTTCCGGCCAGCGCCCAATGGCAGTATTCCCTGCCGTGTGAGTGTGGACACTTGCGCAGCCTCCACAGCCCGTGGCCACGGGTGGCAAAATGCACCAAAAGGCAAAGCGATCAGGAGGGCCGCACCGGAATTCACTTTCCACTCCGCAACTTCACTGAGGGGATGAACGCGAATACCAAAGAGGCGTTGAAAGCTTTTATCGAGTCATCTGCAAGGGCGAACTCAATTCTGACGACTTTCGCGATTGCCACCTGTCCCGATGCCGAACAGCGGCTTGGAGATTACGATAAGAGCATCCAGTCCAAAGCCGACGCTCTCATTGCCGCCCTCGACTCCGACGAAACCATTGAAATGTGAGGGATGAAATGGACGAGTTCACTGGAATTTTTATTGCTGTCGTCTTGGCGTGTGGCGGAATTGGATTGATTATCGGCGAGATTCTTGCCAGACGGCGAAAATAACCCCCTTGCTGGACGAATCGAATTTAGAGATTGATTCATTCCCTCGCGGTGTCGAATTGGGGGTTAGGCGGCTACTTGCTGGTTGACAGCTTCCGGCGCGACAGGGAGCGCGCCCTTAATCGACTCGACGCAATTCGGACAAATCGCCAGTTCAATTTTCTCACGCTGGTCTTTGCCGGATTTCACTTTTAACACAAGCCAGTCGGACGGTGGAGGGAGTTTTGGAATCAGTTCAAGCTCTGCCGTCAGTTGGCAGCGGTCGCATCGGTAGGAGCATGTGATGATTTTAGGCATGGTGTTTTAAGAATGGCGAAGCGGCGTAATTCCCTGTATTTTGGGCGGCGAACTTGGCAACATGCCTCGTTCGCCGGTACAACCTGCCGCCGCTTCTGCCAAGATTTGTTGACGATAACTTTCTGGAATTGGAGCAAACTTAAGCCGGGCGTTCATGGACAGCGACACGGCCTGAATGTTCCACGCATGGTATCCCTCGGTTTCAATCTTGCGATGGATTGAAAGGCTGGCGGCGGTCTTGCCGCGATTCACAAGCTGGTCGTATCCCGTCTCACAGGCGAACTTGCAATACTCCTCAAACGTCAACGTAAATTCCTTTCCGCGCTCTTTGGCCCGGTCCCGCAGCTTCTTGAAAAAATACCGTAGTGGATTCTTTTCTTTACACGCAAGACGGCGGTGCCGCGAGCACATTGGGCTTTTCTCGGTCGGCAGGACATACCGGCGGCAGTATTTGACTTTGCACTTCGGAAGGCTCATGGGTCGTTTGTCACTGGGCGCACTTCGCGCGGTGGTCTCAATTCTTTCGGGAGCGAACTTTTGGGATGCCTTTTTCTGGCACACGTTTCACAAACCATTGACCTCGCAAGTCCGTCAACAATCTCTTTCGGGATGCCGTCGTCAAACGTCAGCCTCATCGGAGAGTCACAGACAGGACATGGTATGGTCGCGGTCATGTTTGATCTCCTGTCGCAGCAATCCAGATCGCGTGCATCAAAGCGTTGTATCTTGGCATTCTAGCCTCTGGTTCACACATAAACTCAAGTTCTCGAACAAGGCGCAACCACGCTTGTTTACATTCGCCCTGATCTGGGATTACTTTTCGGGCCTGACACAAGGTTTGCTCAATGCCTGTTTTTCGGTCAACGTGTTTCTTGGTTTTCATTGGTTGCTTGTCGTCACGGGATAGTGGCCGTCACAACGTCCTCCTAAATTCTAGGAGCATGGCAATCGCTCTCGCTCCCGCCGCGACCGCCTCAGCCGTTTGAGGAACATCGCTTCGGCCTGTGGCCCTGTGAACTTCTGCCCGGCCTGTGGGCATTCTGATAACGCGGGCCTTGGCGCGGGCTTCCGCGAGCGTTTCTTCAAAGCCTTCGGTGTCTCGGATGAGATTCGAGAATGGCAACGCGCCCGACCTTCGTGACTGCTCTTTGATGCCGCGTTTGATATGCCCAATCACGAGTTCAAGGTCGCGCTTGTCCCATCCCTTCGCAATCCAGATTTCCCATTGCCACACTCGCGTCATGTCCAAAACTATCGGCAGGCTGGTCAAACCCACGTAACAGGCGTGTAAGAGGGTGATTTGGTCGTTCATATTATTTGTCGGATTGCTCTGGCGACGGCTTGTGCGACTTGCGGGACAATTGCATCCCCGGTGCATCGCGCAGAGGCTTGAGCCAATGCAGGGGAAATCCCATGAACCAACACTGGAATTCCGGTGTTAGTTTCCATCCACCAATCGGAGCTTGTAACCCTTCCACGCATGTCTGGACAGCGGCAGTCGTCGGTTTTCCGCCCTGACTGTATTTCGTTTTCCTGTTCGCAGCGGCGTTGCCAGTCAGCGTCGGCAAGAGTTGGCCCCGAATAACTGCGCTCAGTGGAATGGTTTTGCCGCCCTTTTCCTGACGGCGTTTCATCACTCCTGAATCCAACCGGCCCCGGTCCCTCGTGTCCGAGGCAATCATTGTTGGAAGAAGATGTCTTGCCGTTCTCGTCAACAGGTCGTCGCCGAATCCCCTCTCCTTGCAATTCAAATCGACCCCACCCCGATTCGCGTTCAACGTCGGCAGAAGTTTGGACGCAGCGTAACTGCCCACTGAATTGTTCCCTCCCCACTTCGTCGCATTGGCGTTTTTGTTCTGCCGCATTGGTTGCGTGTCGAGAGTCGGCACCGATGATGATGAGCCGGAAACGCAGATGCCCGGCACCAAACAGCGCAGCGGGAATAGGTGTCCACAGACAATCATACCCGATCTCGGCCAATCCAGACACAATTCCGTTGAAGGCAGTTCCGTTAATTCCTTCTTCCCCGTCCCCATTGCCTTTAGCGAAAGACACTGCTGGCGGGTTCTCAAACACGCAGAATCGCGGTCGTAACTCGCCAACGACTCGGATGGCGTCACCCCAAAGCCAGCGGGCATCGGCAGTTCCACGCCGGTTTCCGAGAGTTGACACAGACTGGCATGGAGGACCTCCGACAATGACCGAAGGACGGCCAACCGTTGCGAGAATCCTTGCAGAGAAGTCGGGCTTGGTAATGTCTCCGAAGTTCGGCACGTCGGGGTAGTGGTAACTTCCGACGATGTTTTTATCGGAGTTGATTTCGGACACTCCAATTGTCCTGAATCCTTCCGCCTCAAATCCGATGGAGAATCCCCTGATTCCAGCGAACAGTTCAATGACTGTCGGTTCATATTGTTTTTCAGAGTCTATCATTCCGGTTGCGAGTTCGCAGAATGCCCCCGGCAAAAGGGGTATCTGCAAGAGTACCATCACTCTCGGCGCTGAGCCATGCAGTTTCTTCCTGAGCCTTTGGACAACCTTTCCGTGGCTTCATTTTATCAGTTCCTCCTGAATTGGCTCCCCCCAGTCCAGATACGCAGTCACCACATAATCCGCAGTCCCTTTCACCGCGAGAATGGAGACTCTCCACCCGTTGCGATTGAGTTCTTCCAGCACGCCAAACAACTCGCTACCGGAGCATTTGGTTTGCTTTTTGGTTAAAGATGACTCATTCACACAAATCGCTTCCACGTGTCGTTAAAAAATGCGCCGGGAGTTTTTTGCACCCGGCCCTCTTTAAGCGCGAGAATTGTTTCCGCAAGGACGCGCTCGAATTTATCTCCATTTTGTTTGTAAAGGAGGGAAAAGTTGTGCTTTCGCCAGTCTGGTATTATCGCCTCCACCTTGTCCCTCACGTCGCCAGGGAAGTCTCCACGGCCAGCGCCGGACGTTCTGTGACCTGCTGTGACAGAGCGCGACAGATCACGAACCTGCGCGACAGTTTGTGATTCGGTGTGGACATTATCCTCTGCCCTCTTGTTGGCCATCCACGCCCGCTGATAATCCCGCCGTTCGTCCTTGTTCAACTTGTCGCGGTATTTTCCATGATTCAATACCTGCCATCCCCCGTCACATTCAGCTATCCTTCTCCCTTCATGCTCCTTCGTTCTCGAGTACGGGTCTGGCGACATCAACACCATAAGAGCGGCCTTACACTCATCCATCGTCACTTTAGCCGCGTCCGCCAGTCCCGGCAACGAAGCTTCAACCAACCCGTTTTTATCGCACTTCGCCAGCATGGTAATCCACACAATTTTAACGTCCTTCGACTCCCTCCATACTGTTGAGTCAATAATACTGTTGAACAGCTTCGTATATCCGCTCATTTCAAAAATCCTATCAAAACCATAAAAAATGTCAACACCTTTCAACAAAGTCAACAAAGTCAACTTTCGACACATACATATACATCTCCATCCCCATCCCCAGCACCAGCGCATACCCATTCATGTCATGTCATGGAATGCGCTTGCGCTGCGGATTTCGGAATGAATAAAACTTTCCCAAAAATACGGTGCTCGCTAAAACGGGAGAGGCGAGGAAGGGTGGCACCCCAAAACCCTCCCCACCCGGCACCCCGCCGGGACGGTCTGGCCAGGAAAAGAGAGCCTACCTTGAGCATCGACCAGGGTCACACTCGCTTGTGGTATGAGTGTCGCACAATAACACTTACGTTCAATACGATAAGTCACAACCTACTGTGACGCTGTGCCTTGCGCTCTAGTTGCGTTCTCGACTTGACTACTATTCAGCCAACCACCATTACGAGGGTACTCGAGGCCACAAGCGAACCGTCCATGTCACCAGTTCTGGTGACAAACTTTATACCGCAAAGTTTGTAACCAGTCATGTCACCAGTTTTAACTCTTGACGACCGTACAAATGTTGACAGACTCTGAATAAATACTCCCCGTTGGAACAACCCTCACTTCTGGACACTCACAGGCTGGAAGTCGGAGAGGGGGTCTGAACGCCCGCGCTTGTCGTTCTTTTCGGAGGGCCGACGCGAGCCGGGCAGAGGGGTTCCAGCGATGATGCGAAGTTGGTCGCGAACAGCCGCAAGCGCACGCGCAAGCCCTGCCAAGTCTTTTGCAGACGTATCGGGGTCGAGTATTCGCAGCATCAGAGCCTGTTCAGTCGCAACGAGATAGAAGTAAGACTGAGGACGCTTTGAAGCCTGAGACCGAGCGCGGAGAAACGCCAATGCCGTCGCGGGGTTCTCATGTTCGACCACTTCGGCGGTTGACTCGCTCATTTCGGGACTGTAACCGTGCAACTGGAAGGCGTCAAGAGCGAACGTAAAGGGGGCTGTGGCGAGCTTTGGTGGCTGGCGAGGGTTATCGGCGTTCTGGTGCAGTTTGGGGAATCAAAATGCCTCATATCGAATCGTAATATTGACAGAACTATTTTCCGAGGGAGAACGACGAAATAAAGAAATAGTTGTTGCGTTTATATGCGGTTATGGTAGAGTCTTAGTCAAGATTAGAGAGAGGCCCAGTAAGCCTCCTTGAAGCCAGTTAAAATATGAAAACGCAAATCATTCAGACTGCCCAAGGAATAATAGTGAAGATCGACCACGACCTCATCAATTTTGACCGCGCTACGTGCGATTGCGGCAATCCCAATGCCGGATGGCACGGCGACAGGTGCGGGCATCGGTATTACGCCTGTGCGGACTGCGCCCACTTGGTTGAGACAACGCATGGGGTGGAGAAGTGAACTGCCCATACTGCCAAGAGGACATTTACGGGATGACTGGATTTCAGGAGATTTTGGAGTTCAATAAGCATCTGCGGAAATGCCGGAAGAATCCCGGCAATATCGTGATAAGCGATGGACGGCAAACTGTTGTGACGCCGATCAAAGATCAAACAATGTTAGACGCCCTGAACATCAGAGCGGAAAGCGGACAATGAAACATCACACGGAACCACCGGGGCCGACTTGGACATCTGATCACGGCAAGGAATTTAAACTTGTGACGAGCGGGCCGTTCGTTGGTTGGTTATGCTATCGCCACCCTGACGGCCAATGGGCTACAAGCCACAAGCCCAGAGATGTTGACCGGATTAAGCTCTTGGACGACTTAAAAGCGCTGCGGCATTTGTGTTAGCCCGCCTCCTTTAAGCCTTGATGAGCAACACCAAGAGGATTTACGGGCAATGGACGCAGACAACGACCCATCCGCAACAACCTTTCATCCCAAATGAACCGCGCCGCGCAAGCCCTTGGACGCCGGGCGAGAGGCGTCCCGAAGCGGTTCTCAAAAGAGGAACTGGCCAAGCGGACGGAGAGGATCGTCAAGGCCCGCGCTGAATTCCTCGCCAAACCGAAGCCAAAGCCCGAATGAACACTGACCGGCGGCAGATACCGCCGGGTTTTTGCTGTACGGATGGGGCTGGGAGCGATCAAGAAACAGCACCACCATCTTACCGCGCTCGGGCCGTCAGGATGCGTCCTAGAGGCTTGCAGAGGGGTAGGAAACGGCATTTGGGAGGCCAGTACAGCAAAACCGCCCGGATTTGAGTCCGGGCGATGGGTGGAAGCCTTGAAGATTACGAGCCTGAGGCTGGGGCCGCTGTTTGGGCCGCAAAGAATTGGTTTGCTTGGCGTTCCGCTTCTTGCGCAGTATCTGCGACGAATTTCACTGAGAACGAGGGGAACACAACCCGAGCGCGAAATTTGTCGCCGTCTTTGAATGCCCCCAAAACCCGCAAAGGTTTATCGTGAATGGCGCTTCTTGGGATGCTCACAAATGGGATGCCTATTTCCGCGCAAGCTTCCCGCATGGCTTCTTTTATCGGGTCGCGCATGTTTCCTCCTTTTGGAGCCGCATCCAAGTATTCTGAGTCTGGTTATGCTCGAAATAATCGGGATACTCGGTCCCGTTCTCACGCCGATAGGATTGATACATATTGCCGCGCACGTTTAGCGGTGTGTCAATAGGTTCTAGTTTTCCTTCAGGCTTGCTGCAATTTATCAATTTCATAATTCAATCCTTTCATTTGCCGGGAAACCGTCCCGGCTCGGGGTTATTTTTCAGTGAGATCAGGAGCGATGATACCATAACCGCCCATGTCAGTGCACAAAGCGGGCAACCGGGCAGCATACCGGCCCGCGTTAAAAGTCCGCGTCGGCTCCTCTTCCAGCTTGATCGCATGGCCACGAGGGTCGCGGTTGATGAAAATTCCGGTGAACTTGATTAACTTGGAATCGGCGCACAAGAGGTTACCAAGCCGAATCAAGGCGCAATTCGTTGCTGAATCAACCATGTCCAGCGTGACGCCACCGTCGCCGTTTGTGTAGTCAAGAATCGGCCTTGAAACCGCCGATTCAATCCGGCACAGCTTCTTGCACAGCGCGACCGGGTCTTTTTCCTCACAGCATGGGAACAACGCCAAAAGCGTCTCACCGTGCTTCCGAACTGCTTCTAATGTCTTTGCGTTCATTTCATTCTCTTTCATTTTTCGACAGGTTAATTCCTGCCGATGGGGTGAATCTAGCCGACACGTCAGGATAGTGCAACATAAATCTTCACAAATCGCGTTTTTACCTCGGAAAATAAATGTGTGGACAAGCTGACGCGTGGGCTGTATTGTCGCGGAAATGAACGCACTGGTTGCCCACTTACGCCGCATCCGGCAAATACCTTCCGAGAAACGCGCAGAGGCCAGCCGCAATAATGGCCGGAAGCACCGTAAGTCCAAAACTATTTCTCCTCGTAAAAGCAAGAAAATTGAAGAAATCCGTTGACAAATGCCGACACGTCAGCTAGATTTGACGCATGAAAACGAAATTTGAGTGCCAGCCTTCGTAAAATATGAACATACAAGTCAAAACTATATTCGGCAAAATCATCATCGACGGCGATTTCACTTCGTTAGCTGATGCGCTTTTTCACAATCGCGCGAACCTGCGAGGTGCCGACCTGTGCGATGCCAACCTGTGCGATGCCAACCTGCGAGGTGCCGACCTGCGCGGTGCCAACCTGCGCGGTGCCAACCTGCGCGATGCCAACCTGCGAGGTGCCGACCTGCGCGATGCCAACCTGCGAGGTGCCGACCTGCGCGATGCCAACCTGCGAGGTGCCGACCTGCGCGGTGCCAACCTGTGCGATGCCCCATTCGCCGTCCAGCACTTAGACGCAAAAATTCTTGCAGCTATTGAAAACGGCGGTGTGTTGGACATGAAAGCATGGCACACATGCGAAACTACGCACTGCCGCGGCGGGTGGGCTGTTGTAATGGCTGGCGCGGCAGGCAAAACCCTTGAGTGGGTTTACGGCAGCAATACCGCCGCCGCCTTGATTTACGGGGCGTCCCGCCCAAAAATGAAGGTGCCTGATTTCACCGGCAGCTTGGATAACGATGCGGTATTGGATGACATTCGCGATTGCGCCGCGGCTGACCCGTTGCCAAAATCTTAAAAATCTGGAAAACACCAAACCTATGAATGACACTGTGGCAGTGCAGCGCGTCGAGCCGGGCGGCGAAATAACGATTCGGCAGGCGTTCGAGGCGGCGGCTTCCAAGTCGCTGGACAAAGAATCACTGGCGGTCATGCAGGAACTTTTGAAGATGGATGCGGAGCAACGGTTCACCGCCGCTTTCGTCGCGCTTCAACAGGAAATGCCGACGATTACTGCCAAAACGATTATCCCAAACCGTGGTAAATACGAGAAGTTCGAGGATTTGATGGAAGTTGTCGGGCCGCTGCTGACAAAGCACGGCTTCACAGTGACGTTCTCAAACGACTTTCGGGATTCTCGCGTGATTGAGACGTGTCACCTCTCGTACGGACGGCACACGCGCAGCAACAGCTTCGCGGTGCGCGTTGGCCGGGGCGACGACGACACGCAAAAGGATTTGAAGGCCGCGACGACCGCCAAGCGGCTTGCGCTTTGCAACGCGCTAAACCTTGTCATTAGGCAGGACATGCAGACCGATGAGAACGACGCCTCACTTGAAGGCGACCCGAACGCAAAGGTGACGGCAGATCAGGCCGATGAACTTGAACGGCGAGCGCAGTTGACCAATTCGGATATTCCGGCATTTCTCAAATACGCCAAGGTCACGAAGTTCGCCGACATTCCGGCGCGGCTTTACACGGAGCTTGACCAGTTGCTTGCGCGGAAAGAAAGGCAGGGGCGGTGAAATCCAAAGAAACGTACGTTCCAGTAACACCATTGAAGCCATGCACCGCCGCCGACGCTGAACGCTATTCGGACGCGCTTTCAGACGCTATTTGTTGGCTCGATGGATTTGTTGCCGCTGGCGGGCAGTATCACCCGCACAGCATTGATTCTCTGCGAGAGCTTAACACCAAACTAAAGGACGCGCTGCTGTGAAAATCCACAGAGAATTTGAACAAGGGGGAGTGGAATGGGGAATGGCTCGCGCGGGCTTGGTGACTGCCTCTGAAATGTCGCGTCTTGTGACGCCTCTTGGGAAGGTTCGCACAGGCGACGGCCCAAAATCTTTTTTGTACGAAAAAGTGGCAGAGTCGTGGCTGGGTGCTCCACTTCCAACTGCGGAGTTTTTCGATTCAGACCAAGGCAGATGGCTTGAAGAATACGCGAGGCCCGCCTTCACCCTAGAAACCGGGTTGACCGTTGAAACTGTGGGCTTAATTACTTCCGATGATGGCAAAACCGCTTGCTCTCCTGACGGTTTAATCACCGGCCAGGAATGCGGCTTAGAGATTAAATCTCCACACTTGGAAACCGCCATTGGCTATTTACTGGAAGGCGTTTTGCCTCCTGACTACATTCTCCAAGTCCAAGGCTCGCTTTACGTGAGCGGTTTTCCCGCGTGGAAATTCTTTTCCTTCCGGCGCGGTATGCCGCCGTTGATTCTCACCGTGGAACCAGACCGCAAAATTCAAGAGGCAATCGCCGAGGCGGTTAATAATTTCGCGGTGCTTTTGGACGCTGCGCTTCTGCGCTTGACCGAGCTTAACGGCGGCGTACGCCCGAAGCCGATACGCCTTGCGCCAGAGCCTAACCCCGAACCGGAATTCAAATCAGAAATGCCGAGCTAATATGACACCGGAAAAAATTAACGAAATCGCCGAGCGGTGGACTTACAACACAATTCAAGGCACTGAATGGCGCAATGCTCGCCTCGCAATCGAAGGCGCAATTAAAAGCGCGATCTACGAGGCAATCAACGTCCAACTTGCCGAGAACACGCAAGCCGCTCTGGACAGCCTGAGATCAGCAGGCCAGCCCAAATCCATCCAGCAACCGCCGATGGTCGAGGCTTTGGGCTGCACCGTGCTGGAGGCGACATGATTCCCGCCGAACAATGGGACAAGGAAGGCAAATGCTTTGCTGGTGTTGCGAGAGAGATTCAACTTGACGCCTTCAAAGCCGGGATGACGCGGGCGGCGGAAATGGTCGATTGCCAACGAATCCACAGCGACTTTAGTTTACACAGCGTGAACGGGCCGCGCTTGATGGTCATTAAAATTGAACTTTACCGCGACAATCTCAAGGAGTTGCCGGTATGACCGAAACGAAACAAGACACGGCTTGCAGCAAATGCGGTGCGCGAATGCCTCAATTTACACCCGTAAAAAATGCTTCACCGATAAACATGATGAAAATGACGATCACGGCATACCGTTGCGACACTTGTGGCCATTGGAACAATTTGAAGCGGCGCAAAAAGAAAGGACAGCCATGACCGCAGCAGCATTCAACAAACTTAAGGTCGGGGATTGGATTAGGTTTAAGGACGAACCGGACAGCCGTGAAATTCTGGCTGCCAACCGTTGTTACAAACTCAGCGGCTCTAGTCCGCCTGTTGAGGCGAGAACGCCTGAAAACTGGACTCTCGTTCCGGCCCCACGCAGCGCGAAGGCAAAGAGGAAACATGCCAAATGACATCAAAAGCATTACCGGCAGCGAATCCTTCCGAAAGCGCAACCCTCACCTGTTTGGTGTGGGTCAATTACCAGTCCACCAGCCCGAACCAGACGCAAGGGGAGCATTGGTCGGTAAAGGCGCGGCGACGCAAAGATGCAAGGGAGGCGTGGCAGTTCGCGTTGCGGGGCCACTGCTCACCATTGAACTCGTTCGATGCGGTTCGCGCAGCCTTGACAGCGACAACCTTGCCAGCAGCTTCAAAGGGTTGCGAGACTCCATTGCCGAAAGCCTCGACGTTGACGACGGCGATGCGAGGCTTGAATGGCGGTACAGCCAAGTCAAGACAACGGCCAAAGCTGGGGTGATTGTGAAATTCGATATAATGTTATGAGCGACACGCCAAAATGGGAATGCGGTAAAATAACTCACGAGGCACGGTATCGCGGCAGGCATCCTAAGCCGTGGATTGGTTTAGCGCCTCCAACCCGTCAGAACAACATTGAGACAGAGGCTAAAATCCTCCGCGCCTTCGTCGCCGAAGTTGAAAATCGGTCGAAAACAGTATCGCAACGCGATGCGTGGCCAATCATGAAACAAATCCTCTCCGAATACCCAAAAGGTTGACTATGGACGAAAAGGATAAAATGAGAGATCGGCAACTATTTCCAACCGATTCCAGTGGTTACGATGTCCCCACACGCGACTGTCAGGCCGATGCGACGGGGCATTGTTCGTACCCGAGTTGTCCCAAGCGTCCCGGCTGGCCGTGTC